ATAGACATGAAAAAAGCCAGCATTTCTGCTGGCTTTCTCCAATATAAAGTTTATTTATTTACTGGTAAGTTCTAACAAAACCGGGGGGAAAACGGTTATCAACACTTGATTTATCTAACTCTACAGTAGAAATAACAAGATTATCTGGAAGATAGGTAAAGGAATAGTTAACTACTTCCCATTTTCCAAAATACTTTCGATGATGAACCTGAAACATTGGCCATTCTTCTGGAAGATCAAGTTCACCATTAGGCCAAATCAAAATGTGGGGGCTAATAGATTGTTCAGGATCATCCTGAGATACAATTAACTCATCCCATTCATTAACTGTAAGTCTAGTCTTAACATAATAATATTTTTTCATACATCCAATCCTTTGGCTCTAAGTTTCATAAGAATGTTTTTAAAATTTCTGGTAGAAGCAGGAGTAGAAGACATTACAATAATATCTTCATAATTATCGGGGGGATAAAACTGTAGGTGATTACTTTTAGCTTTAGTTACCACCCATCCTTCCTTCCTAGCTTTCTTTACAATCTTTCTAATATCCTTGTTAGATGATAACTGGTTACCCATATAGGTTCACATCTGCTCCAATCCCTCGCCGTAAATAAATAAATAATATTTAGATAAAGGTTAATCTAAACATTGAACTTGAACATATAGCAAAACAATGCTAACTACGTACCTTCCAACGGGTACCTCTACGTACCTTCTGATAGATATCCTTTTGGTGTCATGGATACATTTTCAGCTTATTTTGGAACGCACGTCAGCCTGTTATTTTCACTTTAACATCAATATTCCTATTGTGAATAATGTTATTGCTATTAGGTTAATAATTATATCCATCATCTTATCCCTCGATTAATACTGGTTTGAAGTCATAGTTATAATCCATATCCCAAACCACACTATCAGGATCTTCTGGGAAGGTTACATATTCATCTGCTAGAAAGATAGCAAACATTTCATCATCAGCTTCTACCTTTACTGTTATTGTTTCTATTCTAGAGATAGTAACATTATAATGATTCATAGTCTTGCCCCATTTTTTTGAAATCATGCTAATATCTTACTCTTGTTCTTAGGATAATAATACCTAAAAGCGTGATAATTAAATCAGCTAAGAACTAGATTATCTTTCTTCAACAAATCACGATAAGCTTGCTTCAAAGCATTCATCATATCAGAATGATCTTCAAAATCTTCCTCATCATAACCCCAAAACTGAATACTATGAAGGAACTCTAAATCATTCTCATCCACAACAAAAGCAGAAATAACATAATGTCCAGTCCCGCTTTTTCTCTCAACAGTAAGCCTATTCATACCACAATCCCCATTCTCTCGAAACGAATAAAACTACCATCATTAAACTCAACCATAAAATGATTAACAATATCAAAATCACCGCCATCAGCAAACTGCTTCAAAACAGTCTTCACATAATCTGAATCATGCACAAAAGTATCATCATTAATATTCTCAGTATAAGAAACCCAACTCATATCATTCACCTTTACTTTGGACCCGGAAACCAATGACGTTCTGTACTTTCATCCCAACCCGAATCTTCAACATAATCAGACTCAGAATATTCATCATCAAGTTCAACCTCATCATCATCAGAAATATCAGCAGGATCATACCCACCATCAGGAATATTAGGCAGAGACATAAAAGTTACTCCTCACTCGAAATCGAGACCACATCATCAAAAACAGTAATATCATGATTAGAGAATCTCCACTCAATAAGATCATCACCAAACAAAAGCTTATTACTAGCAATAGTTTTGGCTTTAAACTTATCTTCAGCCTCAATCACAAAATCAACAACATTAACCTCTCGACAAGCAACATGAAACTTAGGCATCAATCTTCCTTCTGATAGCACTTATAGATACGAACCTGATCATTACTATAATTAACAACCATACTAGAAATCTCACCAAAACGAGCAGACTCAAGAATATATTTCATAGCATCATCAATATGCATAGTCATATCAAACTCCATAGCATTAATATCAATGCCATCAGTCATAGTCCAACGATAATCACTCATTCTCATCAACCTCAATCAAATCCCACTCCGAATAAAAACCAATAACATTCCACTTAAGATCAAAATGACCAACTTCCATTAAGTCAGCAAGATCACTCTCATCCCTAGCCTCTAGGATAATCTTAGCCTCACTCAATTCCTGATATGTTACTTCATACTTATTCATACCGTTAAATACTCCATTCCATCTTCATATTCAACTTTATAGCCCAATCGAATCAATTCATTCAACTCATCATAAATATCAATCTCATAATCGTCATGACATCCCCATTTATGTCTGGGAATATTATTAGCAATCTCTCCAGCCTTAACAATAGCTTCATCTTCATTCTCCGCCTCAACCACAATAGTTGTAGAATCAGAGCGAACAACATCTACAGCATACTTTTTCATCATTCTCCCGTCTGAAGTTTACGTTGAGCAATTTCTTCTTTCCTAGTCTCACGAAAGAAGTTAATCATATCTCGCTTAGCCCAAGACCAAGCAATAGGATCATCAATATGAGTAAGCCTATCAGCAGTCATCTGACCAACAATAAGCATTTCAATAGCATCATCATCAAACTTATGATCATAACGATTCTTAATCAATTGATCCACCGGAATGGTATTATCATAATCATCAGGATCAGGAAGTTCAAAGCCAAACTTAGAGATAATATCTCCAGCAATACAATGAGCATATTCTACGTGTTCATCTGTATAAACACACTCACCATTATCAGAAATAGGATTCTTACAATCATCAGCAACAAAATCCAGCATCTTATAGATATCATCCATAGTAATAACCTTATCCATTACTCTTCTCCATTTCAATAGTAATTTCTTTAATCGACATAACAATATCAAAAGAATCCGTAGGACTATCTCCCCACGAAAATCCACCAGTAAAAATTACAGCAGAATCTTTGACTTTCAGAAACGCAATATCATTTGCATAATTACACACTTCCTCGAAAGCTTCAACAAGATTAAATAAGATTACTCTAGGATTATCAGCTTCGTAATCATCATCATAAAGATTACTCATAAGTTTATCGATAACTTCATCTGAAGTATTATTAATAAAATGATTTAAGTCGTGGAGAAATGTAGGGAGATCACTACCAGTATCCACATATGAATAAATATAATCAGCACCCATTATTACTTCTTCCCAAGTTTCTTCCAAAACTTCTTTGTTTGCATAGCATTCATACTTTTAGTCAACTGACTAATAGCAATAGCCTGACTATTAATAGTAGTATTCATTTCCTCAAGTCGATTCTTCAAATCTTCGCCAATAGCCTTCTCAATCTTCATCTCAACAAGATCAGCAAACTGCGAACCTTCCATCAATGTATCTGAAATATCACCGGCAAGGTAAGTTGCAATATCATCAAGATTGTTATCACGGATCTTATCGTGAAGGGCATCTGAAATATCATCCCAATCAATATTGTCAGCAACAACCTGAGCAATATCATCTTTGTCAATCTCTTCAGCGATATCTGAAGCAAAAGAAGAATTGTCAAAGATTGCTTCTTTTACAATTCGGGAAATAGTCTCATTCATATCATCATCATCAAAACGAATAGTAGCTTCAAAAGTCATTTTATTATTCTTTCTAGTTAGTTGTTTCGTTATTAAGGAATGTATCTACATTAAAGATTTCATAAAATCCAGCATCAGGACTAAATACTAGATCTTCCATATTAAAGCTTTCAGCAATATCCTTAGCTTCATCAATACTAGAAGCCTCAATATTAACTTCAGCAGAAGTTGTATCATAAAAAACAATCTTATACTTATTCATATTATCTCCAATCATGATGGTGCAATACCACAAAAATACCAACTATTGTCATCTACCTGCATAGCAATAGCATCATTCCACTTATCATTAAAAAGATTAGCAAACTCAGATGCCTTACTCTCATTGCCAATAAGTTCAATTAATCTTGGAGTCGGAATCTGCCAAGAAAGATTAAGCTCATTCGCAATCTCTTCTGCTTCATCAACAGATAATTTCTTACCTAAATCCAAAAGAACATATCCAGATTTTTCACAAATAGTTCCAGTATATCCAGCATGACCATGCCAATAAAAAGCATCTTGAACACCATTACGAAAAGCCTCACCAACAGTCAAGCCATCATAAATACAATGAAATTCTTCAGCACCCATTACTTATTATCCTTTCTAAAGTCAAAATCAGAAAAACAAACTGCACAAATACGATTGCCTTCATACTTATAGACAGGAGAATCGCAATCACAAGGCTCGCAAAAATCCCAATCCCAATTTGGATAATGCTCATTCACATAATCATAAACATAAGATTGACCACCAACTTCATAAAGATTAGTCAGTGTTTGAGCTAATTCATCAGTATAATTTGGAATGATAAAACTATATTCAGTCATGATTCCTCATTTATCATAACACTAAGGACAATAGAATCATTGGGATCTACATCAACTTCATCACCATACTCTTCCCAATTTTTTAAAGCATCTTCAAAAGAATATGCGTATACTTGATAACAAATATTCACACTCTTCTTAACAGTTACATAATAAGACTGCTCTTTGCTTTCCATAACTAAAACTTCCTAGTCTTATTGATAATCTTCTCGCTCTTATGAACAAGAGCATGAATAGGTTTACCCCAGCAATCGAGGTTAAGACAATCTTGCATATCATTATTTACATCAAACATCATATAGCCATGCTCAATCTTTCGATCAAGAATAAACCAAGCAAAAGATTTCTGTACAATATAATAAGGAAAATGACACTTTGCTAAAGCATCATTAATACGTCGCTTAGTAGTAGCAGTAAAGTAGCCACCATTATTGAAGAAATAACTACCATCTTCTCTAATACCGAAGATAACAGTCTTATGATACTGAAGACCATAAATATCATTACCAAACATATCTTCAGTCTTAACTACATAAGTAGCATGACATAAATGACGACTCTCATCATTACGTCCATCCTCAATAAACTTTCTTAGCTCTTCACGATAATCTTTTGAATTACTCATTTGTTCAACTCCTGAATTCTATTTTTGCAAGCTTGACACAACGGAAACTTATGAGGATCTCTAGTAGGAATAAACCTAACACCACAAAGAGCCAATACCGGAACCCCATTAATATAGCCATTCATAATGTCATCCTTAGGAACAAGATGAGCAACAGAAGGCTCTTCAAAATCTAAATCCTCAACTATATCTTTGATAATTTCGGGAATAACTTCAGTAACTATCATGAAAACTCCAATGTAAGTTGTCCATTTTCTTCATTACGTCGATTAATACGTCGAGACTTAGCACTAATGTTTGCTTCTTCCCATTCAGACCAAAAGATATTTGACTCTTCATCTTCACGGTTATCAAACCACAAATCATAAATAGCTTCTGTCATATCTTTCTCATCATAATAAGGTGTACCATCATCATGATGACCAATAATGGAATAATCATTATAGAATAACCAATCCTGAACTGCTTCACCAAAACCATCTTCAACAATGCACTTCTGACCAAATGATACCCAAGAACAATTAGCCGTATCTTCGATATCAACAATAGTTGCAGCCCAAATGCGTCTTGAATAATCATCATCATCAAGAACCGGATACACTTCTCTAATATAACTAGCAATATCTACAGCATACTTAAACCACTCAGTAATATCATCATCAGTAATACTATCGTGAGCGATAGATTCTTTTAGGATCTTTGCACATAACTGATCACTATGACCTACAAGCCAATGACTAAGACCAACCTCATAAAAGTTCTCATCATAAACTTCATCGCCAAACTTATGTTTGATATCAGCAATTGCACAATCCCAATTGGAAAGGTCAACAATAGGAGAATCACGATGCTTATTGATACCAGCAAATCCCCAAGTATCGAACATCTCTTCAAAACCAAACCAACCAAAATCAGAAGGTTTAGTCAAAGCCTGTTTCGCAAGTTTAACATAATCTGACATTTCAATTCCTATTCAGTAGGTTCATCATTGTTAATAACATTACCATAACTCTCGAGTTGCACAATAAGCTGAGAGTAAATATCACTCATATCATAACCCTCACCCATATCAATGTCATTAGCAAACTGACAAAGACGAGCAAGAATAACTACTCCATCAATATCAGTATCAATATTAACTGATACAGGAGTACCTGCATAATTACTATCAATCTCTAAAAAATCCATATCATCTCCTATAACCAAACTTTCAGTCTAATCATCTCATCCATCTTCTTATTCAACTCTTCAAGTTCAGACTGAATAAGTGCGACAAGATTCATCAACGCGACAATATCAACATCAAGCATCAACATTCTCCAACTCTGAAATCTCAAAACTGAAGTTATGCTTCTGTTCACGATTGAAGTTGTCGATAATACGCTTACGGAAACTTGCATCTGTTTCTTTACTGACATTGGTAGTCAAACCAATATGCTTATGAACATCAACAGGGGTAATGGGAACACCAATCTTTTTCCCATCTTTCCAATAACTAAGAATGTTACCAAAAAGCTTTTCATATACTGCAATACGAGAATAGAAGATAAACTCATTCTCTTCAGTAATACTTCCCATACCAATACCCATTGTAAGCCAAATCAAAGATTCAGTTACAGGATTAAGTTTATCTGTACCATCATCATTCTTCTCCCAACAAAGAGTTTCTTTGTCAGTAATCTTTGTAAGATCCCAGTTTAATGACATATCATTCTACCTTTCAGTTAGCCTCATACATGAATACTTCAATCCAACGATTATCAATATACTTCTCAATAGTCACAGCATTATCATACGGCATACCATCATAAGTATCACAACGGGAAAGCCAAACCTTAAAAGTATCTTCACTGATTTTCAAATCATCAGCGAAACCTTGTTCAATAGTTTCGATACTTTCAAGATACTCTAACTTAAGATTCAAATACTTATCAGGAATCTCAATATCAATAATCAGTTCTTGTTCCATCAGTTATCAATCCTTTCAGCTTTAAACATATCACTATTAATCACCAAATTAATAGCCTTACCAACACTCTCATTACAAACAACACCACCAAACGTAGCAGCAGGAACTGAATGATAATGATACTCAGCACCTGTCTTAAAACGAACAAGCATAATCTTGCTCTTAACAGAATAAGCAACAGTTTCTACATTGCTTGAATCGTAAACATCACACACACGATCATACTTAACATCATTCATCACTTAACTCTCTTTCCCTTAGTCAAAGCTGGAAGATCACCGAAAGGAATACCTAGATACTTAGCAAAGCAACGCTTATTACAGAAAGGACCATAATCATTATAAAAGTAATGATTACGAACTCCCGGTTTCTCAAAACATTCAAAACAATAAGCACTGCCAATTACATCTTCTTCTTGAAGAATAACTTCTGGAATATCGACAATAGTCATCAAAATACCTGATTGAAACTTTCTTTGTGAAGTAGGAACTTAAGAGGATCGATTACTTCATACTCAAAACCACACCAATCATATTCACCACTAACTTCATCCTGAATCCAATTCTCTTCATCATTCTCAGGATTAACATCTGTAAGAAACTCAGCATCTGCACTCCAATAAAGAGTTCGAGGCATATCAGAAAGCAATTCCTGAATATCACTCACAGCTTTATCGAAACCCTGCCAAGTATAATTATCTAAAGGCTCTACATATGACCAATAATCAGAAGGTAAAGGACCATGCCAAAGTTCCCAATTAATAGCACGATCAATATCAAACATCTGCTTATAATTAAAATTAGGATATGCAGCAATAACTGCATTGATAACTGCTTGCTCATTACTCATCACTTAACCAACTTTCGGCAATTAATCTTTTGACCATTATCAAGAACAGCAACAGCATTATCATGACCATAACCGTCACGGAAATACTCAACATCAACAATCGTACCAATACGAATAAGATTAGGCTTACGCAGAATCTTACCGATAAGGTAATCGAAATCACGAAGTTCATGATTATACGACAGACTAAGATAATCTACATTCTTAATCACATTTTTACAATCAACATTGCGCATTACTTCAACCCCTTTTTGTAGGTTATTGATTAGGTGCTTCTGTCAATAACTATAGTCGGTTGAAGAAGTTGGGTCAAATGCAATTTAATTCCTCGATAAAAGGTGTCGTCAATATTGCTCGGCCACAAATCTTTTGCTCGATATAAAGCTTAAGGTTGCGACCGCGCAACATTAATCATTATCTTGTGAAAGTTTAATATATGAATTATTCACCATCATGCCATGAGTAAAGTTTCTCATCACCTAATTCAAAATTGTCAAATGAGTCATCAATAATATCCGAACGATGAACAATAACTACTTGCCCATGCATTTCACCATGCTCGATTCTAATCTCAATATTATCTTCTATAATATCTAAAATAAATCCTGTCTTTGGGATAGGATCATTTTCGAGATAAAACTCGACAGTGGTATGCAACTTAATATTCATAGACATATTATATCAGAATTCGCACTCACAATAATCAATCGAAGCATTGCATTTATCGCAATCATCATCAATCTCTTCTTCATCAGACATAAAGACAATGCGCATTTCACTAATACGATCACCTTCATAAGTAACATAAACAGGATAAGAACCATCACCCCAACCTGTAGAACAAACAGCGCCAACACCATTTTTCAGAATACCTGAAGCTTTATCTGAAAGAGTGGATTGACAAGCACCAAGATAATTAAACTCACCCTCAAAAGCAGAGAGATCATTGAAATCTTTAGTGCCTTTCTTTTCCCAAATACTATCAATATAGCAAGGATCACATAACATCATCTGACCCGAATCTACACCAATATGGCCAATCAATTTTTCAGTCATTACTCAACCTTCGTAGAAAGCATCTTGGTAAGGAATATCATCAATAAAAACACTTAACTCCACCATGTTTTCTGTAGTCTTACAATAAGAAAGAAGTTCTTCTCTAATAAAACTTGTGATAGTTTTATCAAAAGCTACATTATCTCTAACAATATCCAGTGGAATATCACTAATTTTTGCATCATCAATATCTACATGAACATACATAGGAATTATAAATCTAGTCATATCAATAACCATCTACAACAGAAGCATTAGAGAAATCAAGAAAATCTACAGGAATATGAACATGATCATTAAACAAAGGAATCTGTTCACGAAGTCGTTTCTCAATAGTACTCTCGAAATTAAACATTGTCAGGTGATTAAACTCTTTAGGAGTCATCTGAATCGTAACAGTAGTAGGAATCTCAACATAATACATAGTAGTTTTAGAATTAATCATTTTCAATCTCCTCGGGATCGAATACATCACCAGCATAAATAACCATTACATTTTCTTCCAACAAAGTATCCCAATCCCACTTAGAAGGTTTAGATGAATACTCTGGATCAAACTCTAATCTCAAAGTTACATACTGAGCTTTAATACTCATAATCACTCATCCTTATCTGAATCAAAAAACTCACTGGCATAAAGAACTTCGATATCTTCACCAAAAAGCAAACTCCAATCCCAAACATTGGGAGCGTCGATAACTTCTGGATCATATGTAACTTCAATAACAACATACTGGCTTTTCATAATAATACTCTTTCTTAGTTAAATGGACTAGTCCATGTTTCATATTGACGCAAAGTAATCTGACCACTCTTACACAAAGAGTCAGTCCAATCATTCCACGCAGTTCTAATAGCAACCTTATCATCTTTTCCGAACCATTTAATTACTCCCGGAAGAATAAACTCCCGAAAATCAGCAACTGCTGTATTCTTTTTCATTTTTCACTTTCTCATTGTGAGTATCAAACTCTTTATTAACAGCATCCAAGGCAAACTTCAAAGCATCTTTGAAGCCTTGTTCATATCCAGTACGATAATCTTTATCTCTCAACTTCTTACCCATATACTAACTTTCCAAATAAAGCATATTGCACCATACAATCTGCATCTGCAGCATCATAATCTTCACAAACAATATTGTAACTCTTTCCGTGAATATCACAAAACATTTGAATACCACGAATCATAGCAGCAACTGTAAGAATATATTCTACCGGAATACCATTCTCATCATTTTCTTCTGCATCAACAAGTGTAATATCATAACCTCTACTCAAACATTGACTTGTCCACTCAACACCTTCAGGCCACTTTTTACTGTCCTTATAGCCATAAGGATAAGCATCACAACACCAATAAGTAATACCACCTTCAAGAGCAGTAGAGATAATGTCATCCATTTCTTGAACAGTAATGCCCATTTTTGATTCAATGTATCCAATAATTATTGACTTATCTAGATAATCGATTGTCATGCTTTCCACCAACCTTCACTTTCAACATCACAAATATAAAACTCTTCAGAACAACCACAAGGACATTGAAAACCAGTAACCCAAAAACCTTGCCACATAGGTTCAAAATAACTAGCACCGTGACAATAAGGTGTACCACAATATCTAGCGGAAGGTATTTCTTCAAACTCTCCAAGAAAATCTGGAGGATAAAAATCAGGTTCGTTAATCTTTACTTGACTGCTCATTCTTAATAATCTCCTCATGTTTCTGAACATTACTATCAATTAAACGAAACTTAGAACCGGCAGGATTAGAAAAATATTCAGCAATAGGGCCACTATTTTCCCCACCACCATACTCGAATACTCTCATATACCAGTTACTAATATTTACACCATACTGATTTTCAATAATCCTTGCTGCCTTTCTTGCTGCTTCCTCAACAGAAATAGCTTCAGATATTTGAACAGGAAGCCTGACTTCTACAACATAATATTTATCGTTACTCATAGATATAGTCTACAGCAAAGCGATGATAAATAAAATCGGACAAGCAATTAAAATACCAATAAATAGAGCAAAGAATCCTCCAACTCCGACTATTACGAATAGAGCGAATATACAAAAAATTAACACACGAATAATTCCGATAAAATCCTTCAATATTCATATCTTTCTCTTTTCTACTTTATAGTAGGGACATCAAGCCTCAACTTTCTTTTTAAGATAATTCAACTCAATAAGAAGTCTGCCAATATGATTATCAGCTTCATTTCTAAAAGCAGGATCATCATCAGTGTAACCTGAACACAAATGATCATACTCATGAATAAGAGTACCAATCAAAGTTTCCTGATTCCTAAAAGCATTAATCGAAATATAAATATTCTGCTCTTTCATATTAGCAATACCAAGAATAGAATCTTGCTCACCTTGAGGAATAAAGAACTTTGTATTATTTACATAATGATCGTAATCAGCAACAAACTCTTTAACAATTTTCATTGACTCTTCAAACATATTGCGATTTCTGCCAGTCAAAGTCATAAACTCATACTCAATTTCATCACCCAAAACATCTTGAGCAGAATGAACACCACAACGGATAAGAATCTGATAAAGAAACTCACTTTTAATTTCTACAACAGATTCATTACGCATTGCAAACTGTGCTTTAAAACGCATAAGCTCAGGAGTAACAGCAATAGCATCTCCATGAATATCTTTCCAAGCTTTCAAGAAAGCACTATTAGATTGAATACCAAAGCCGAATTGACTCTCAATCTGATACTTAGGAATATTCCACTCCCAACGCTTCTTATTAGCAGCAAAGATTAAAGTCTTGGCAATTTCAACATCATCATCATTATCATCTCTAAGTTTACGAAACATAGCAGTAACTTGAGAACCAAGTTCATAAGTATTACGAACTCTACGCTCTTCATTCAAAGTAATACTATTAAACTCATAATCAAAGATTGAAATATCACCTTGACTATCTGAATGAACAAGCACACCTTTATAGTAAAAATTAGCTTCATGATCAAAAGACTTAAAAATCTTACTACCACCATAAGAAGTCAAAAGTGGAGTACGTTTAATTGAGAAATACTTATCAAAATCTTGAATGATATCAAGGAGTCTTTTATCAGCAGTAACATAAACTGCAAACTCACCCGGCACAAACTCAACATCATCAACAACAGTTACTGAATACTCATTACCATATTCAGTAAACTCATCTAGAGCATTAGAAAATGCTTCACGAAAGATTTGAAACTCATTATCCCAAGAAAGAATACCAGCTTCAGCAACAAAAGAAGATGGTTTCAATTCTTCATCATTATAAAGATAATAAATACTGTTAATACCATTCTCTTCTTTGATCACATATTCCATCTTATATTGACCAAGATTATCTTCACCAACATTAATCCATTGCCAACCATTACGCAATGCTGCAATTGGAGCAAACTTTGAACCTGAACCAAATTGTCCAATTGTAGATTCATTATCACGCTTAGTAGAAAGTCCCAACTTTTCCAAATACAAACGATTTACATCTTTAGCTTTATTCGCAATACGGATAAAAGACATTTATTTTCACTTTCTAATGATTAATGTGCGAGTCGGAGTTGCGATAAAGAGGAGCGTACTATGTTCAACTGGTTGCGTCAAATGCACAATCTATATTGTTTTAATTCTCGATAAAATAAATCGTGCTATGTTTCGCCCCCAAAACTTGCCTGCCAATGTTAAGCTTTATATGCCCGACCGCAACATTTAGCTTAATGTTTGACTAAAATTTAACATAAAAAAATGTGGGCCTTTTTGGGGCCCACATTTTTCGTAAAAATGTATTCAATTATACTTTTATAAAACCCTAAAGATGCGACACTTTAGGAACACTTTGCCCCTTGGAGGCAAAATTTTAGAAACACTTTCAACGTAAACCAAGTTTCAACGAACACCCCGGCCATTGCCCCCAACCACCAGAAGCAAGAGTTTTTTCAGCAATAACTATCTGCTGTTCTCTTGAAGCCATATAAGGAAATGGAGCGAAATCTCCACCACCCTGAGCAATCCAAGTGGAAGTAGCAAACATTATTCCACCTGAAAATGTTCCATTAACTAAGCCATAACCCCAATCACCACCGCTTTCACATTGAGCTAAACTATCCCATACAGAATCTCCAGTCGCATAATTAACAGCGACAGTAGTTTGTATAGGGGCAGGATCGACAACAACTCTCGGAACAGTTGTCGTTGTCGTGTTAAGCCAACTCAAATCAATTGTAGTCGTTGTAGCTTCCACTACAGGATCTACAGGAGCAGTCACAGCAACTATATCTTCAGATATAGAAAATTCCTTAGGACTTTTATCTTGCTCAAGAGCAAATGCAGCCGTAAGGAATCCAAAAAATAATACAACAAAAATACTACCAAATAAAGCAATCTTTCCTTTATTCACAATACCTCTATTCTACGGTCCTTGCTCTACTAAGGAAATGGCTGCAAAAGGAATATAAGTTAGATCCATTTTGCTGACCCTCTGATCATCGCCCATCTCAGTAGACATAAACACGCCATCTTCATTGACGACTCGGATATACCCGGTGCATAACCTGTTTATGTGAAGGAAACTTATTTTTACTAGAACTTTCTCTTCAGAAAGATCTGCGAAATATTCAATCTGATTTTTCCACATATGAATACCTCGGATATCTAGTATATCAAATTATCAATTTTAAATCTATTTTTAAAATAGATTATATTTTTTTATTTACAATATTTCGAAGATCAAGACAAAAATCTTGAACTTTCAAACTATCAACCAATTTTTGGTTAACAATCTCTAACATAAAACTATCAATTGTTTCGAAAAGCTCCCGGCAAAAGTCTGCCGGGAGCTTTTCGATATCTTTTTCCAAAGTGATCAAGCCGTAGCCTTTGTCGTGGTATTGCGACGAACAGTGCTCTTCTTTGCATCAAGAGTGGGATCTTCAATTTCATTCATACCAACGAAATAGAGATCACCAAGAACTTCATTATCTTCATGCTTACGATAAACAATCTTAACCTTAAGGCCCATAGCGGAAGCAGTCTGACGAATACGCTGTTGAAGTGCATTGTACTTATTACCAGCCTCAACATCACGAACAACCTGAGTCTCAAGAGTATTCAAAGCTTCTTGAATTTGCTTACGCTCTGCTGACGGACGGCCACCACCACGGCGAACCGCAGGAAGTTCTTCAGTCTTTTCAATGTTAAGCATTATATGCTCCTTATTGTAGATAATTAGTCTGTGATCAGACAGCCTGACCACTGAGAGATAGTGTAGCAGAGTCTGAGCGGAAACCTACATCATCCTAAGATTTTTTTCTGTGGACGACAATAATTACCAACACTATGCCGAAGCTTTTTCAGCCTTGCTTTTCCCAACAATATTGATACGGATTGGACGACCCTTCTTGAAGAACTGTCCACCCCAAACTCCATAAGTGTCTCGATTAGCTAAAGCATCATCAAGACATTTTTGTTTGACACTGCAACTATTGCATAATGCAAGTACCTGCTTCTTTTCCTTGAGTGAAAGTTCTTCAAATTCCTCAAAGAACATAGACGTGGGCATATCATTAATCCTGCACATGGCAAGCTTCAAGTCTTCGTTTTTCATTTATTCCTTTAAATAATCTCAAGCCAATCAGAAATTTCTTCTGGAATTGACTTTGGTTTTCCATTTTCTTTAAAGTTTCTAGAAATCATGTCTACAGCAAAAGTATCTTCCTCAATCTCTGCCATAGCATAATTTACTTCATCTAAGATCTCGATATCAAATTCCAACTCAGAACCGAGATTTGTGATACACATAAAAGTAGAGCCAGCAACAGCATCAGCAAGATCCTTAGATCCTGAACTTGGATGGTCTACCTTTGTATTATTAATTAACTTCAACTTAAGAAGTTCATCTTCAACAACAATATCATTCCAATAACCACGGAATCTTCCATCATAAATAGTAGTGGAAAGAGTATCGTAGTCTTTCTTTGCAACTGTATGAAGATCAGCATTAACACCAATAGCTCTCAGTGACTGGATCATATCAGCAGAGTTCCACTGATCGAAAGTTACAGAGACAACAGTAAAACGCTTAGTTAATTCTGTAATCGTTGCTCTAATATCAGCGAAAGGAATTTCAGAGTTATCTTCAGCCTTCCAGCTTTGTAGATAATCCATCTCAATAATCGGTAGATTCTCTATCCCACCCATAGTCTTAATCTTCTTAAGACCCGGAGAATGCACCATGCAAAGAGCAGCACGATCTCGCTTCAAACCTAAATCGATATGAATATATCGAGGATGAGGATCTTTTCCAAGGAACCATTCCTTATAATGTCCATCATCATCAAGAGGATTCTCTTTAAACCTAAACGCCGCCCTAACTGATTCTGGATCACGGAAATAAGCATCAACCATCTCCGGTGGCTCGCAAGCAAAACGTGCGCGCGCCATAATAGGATCTCTTCTAAACTCATTCTCAAATTCTTCACGATGACGAGTAGGATTAACTTCCCATGTAGCAGCCTTCAAACACCACGATGTAGCCTCCCTGTAGCCCCCACGGTTGCCTACTTTCTCATCAAGCATGACACCGCCATGTTCTAAAAGATCGTCAATAACTGACTTATATCTTTGTTGAATAAAGTCGCCTTTGAATCTAGGAAAAGAAAGAAGAACCACTTTTCCAACACTGGGAAATCGAGAAGTAATAGAAGCTCTAGCCATCTCATAAATCTCAGAAGCTGAACCCTTATTTCTAAGCTGCCCCTTCAATTCACCATCAGTCTTGAAAGCTGAAATCTCATCTAGAACAACAATAAGAACTTCATAACCTTCCCAGCCTTCTGCTTCAGAGTGACCGGAGAACATTCGAACAGGACGACTAAACCAAAAAATTTCTTGCACTCTAGGTTCAAAACCAACTTCACTAGCCCAAGGGGAAGAAAGAAGAAGGTTCTTCAAAGGATCAAAGAAAACCTGCTGAGCCTGCTTAGCATTAACAGCAAGGTTAACAAGATCAACATAAACACCGGCAGCCTTGCCAAAGTAATCTAAAGGATCTCTCAAGCAATGAAGTAAATATGCGATATAAGCTAAAGAAACGCGTGAAACATGATCCTTGCCAGAACCTTTGCCAAGCTGGCAAATTACCTCATTGACAGTATAATTCTGATAATACTCAAGTCCCTTTTCCTCACCATAAAGTTCCATAAGAGTTTCTGGTTTGAAGATCTGAGTAATCCTTCTACCAATCTCAAGTTGGATTTCACTCAAAGGAGGAAGACCAAGATAATGTTTATCAGTAACAAACTTCTGCAAAGGAACAGGTTCTTCGATAAGATCCTCATTCTGCAAAAGTTTATCAAAATCATCGAAATCTAAATTAGTCCCGAAAAAATCATCACCCATTAATTGAAACCTTTCTTATCCACCGGACAGTAATTCCAACTAAACCAATGGGATCATATCTTCTTAAAAAATTAGGAACAGCTAAATGCTTTACCAATACAAGGATAGTAAGCCAGATAGGCCAACGAACAATAGGATGATCAACACCGCGCCAACATCCGTCAGAGAGAGTTTCATACTTATTCTCCATATTTTTATTCTTGTTATAATCATTGAGAGCCATAGCAACAACGTCATAACCTAAAACAAAAAGTCCCAAGATAGCCCATCCTGAAGTGGACTTCTTTGGGAAAACACTAGTCAATAATCTCTGCATCTTCAACCTCAGAATCCTCAACAATATCATCTGGAACACCTGTCTCAGAATCCATCATCGAGAAAGCCTCACGAAGCATTGGCCCAGCTTTCTGCTTGCACTCTTCACAATCAGCAATAACATCTCTAATAACTTTGGAAATCATTTGATTGACAGTTTCTGCCTTTTGCATTCTTGCAATATATTCGCCGTCAGTCTTAGTTCCACCCATAAGCTGATGAAGCTGGGCCTTCTTAGTTGCAATCTCAAGACAAAGCTTCAAAGCCTGATTTCTACCAGAAACCATACCTTCTCTAGTTGCAATCTCAACAGTCTCCCAAGCTTCTTTCGAAATCTCATCGAACTCAGCCAAAGCTTTAACTGTATTGTACTGAACCTTTTCAAGAAAGTATGGATCTCCTTCAGCAGTATCCTCAAGGAAACTCTTATATTGGTTAATATAATCTCGAACAGTCTGAGGAGAAATGCTCTCTAACTCAGCAATATCAGCATTAGAGTAGCCTTTGAGATTAAGCAGACCAACCTGCTCAACCTTCTTAGCCTTATCAAATATGCTATTCGATTTCTCTATCTCATTAGCCATATAACAATTATACCATATCTACTTATTCATCTTCAGAGTCATCAAACTCAAAGTCATCGACAACTTCAATATTAAGGGACTTCTTTCCTCTAGTAGACGTTGCCCTCTTATTTACAAGAGCAGCAGCCTCTGTATCATCATCAGGAAGATTGGTGCTCATCTTCTCAATATTATGACGAAACTCAGTAGAAAGAATGACGAGCAACTTCTCGACAAGTTCCTTATCATAAGCACCGATCATATACTTTGACAGAATTGACTTTACATTATCATAAGATGAGAACTTGAGTAGTTCCTTCTCAACGATCTTAAATGCGTTCTTTGTTGTATTAGACATTAATTAGACTCCAAGTCTTCTCTAGCTAAAAAGTGGAAAAACCAGTATAACTCATATATTGACATCTCATTCAAATCACAATACTTGTGCTCCAAAGGGCTCCACATCTTGAAGAATATAGCTTCTTCTTCATTCATTCCCTGAGAATAGATCGGAATGAACAAACCCGTTCGTATTGCATAAAGCATATCTTCAGTTGGGAAGTGCATACCACCAAGATTATAGCCATTATCATAGATATCATCTACAACATCATTCCATAAATCTGCAAATAAATATGAGATTATAAAAATAACTCTCTGGACTTCCTGTTCCGGGGGAGACGAAATATCGTCATCCCCCGGCGAGAAATATTCTTCTTCTGGATCAGAAAAATTCTCAATCACACCGTTGAACCGCAACTTCCACAACGCTCATGATGAGTAAGAGTAAGATTACCACCAATCTCAAGAAGACGTTGGCGAATCTCTGGAGTCAACTCTGTATCGTGAGAGCCAGTCCAAGTAACAAGATTAACAACATCATTCATATTCTTGATCTTCTCGCCAGTCACAGTTGCAAGAAAGTCTGGATGAACTGCCCAAAAAGAGAGGCGAGTCAGAACCTTGTTGGGAAGTTTATATTCCAGAACAATCTGGCGAATAATCTTCATATAGTCATCGACTTTCTCATCAATAAGATGAGTAAAACTCTCAAAGAGTTCAGGAATCTTCTCAATAGCAATAGCAGAAAAATCACGAATCTGTCGCATAACATCATCATGCGATGATCCAGTAACACGGAACTTACGATTCTCAAGTTCATTGACCATTCCATTGGCACACAACTCACGCCAAATATATGAATCAATAGAAGGATGAGTATCCCAAGCATCAGAATAAATAATCTTCACTCCACCAAATAGATTTGATCCATCAATCGACTCTTGATAGTTACTAGGAAGAATAGAAAATGACACCTTAGAGTCAGTCATCTTGCCATACTTAATTGTATAGTCATCACCGACTGCTTCACGAACAGAACTAAGCATCTCGGCATTCGAGACATATGGAGTATTAACCTTCATAAAAGAACGAAGACGATCACCCTCAACAAGAGCAGCAAGATGATTGCTACGATTTCCCTTAACAAAATAGTTCATCGTATATGCAAGAAGATCATCCGGGATACGACGAGCGTAAGGAACAGGAATATTCATCTCTCCAGCAAGATGACGGAATGAACTATCTGTAAGAGTATAAGAACTTCCTGCGATAGTTACAGAAGGATTCTTGCCAGCATTAAAACTAAGATCACCTAGTTGGAAGTCAAGATGCTGAGTAACTTCGGAACGGCGAAGGAGCTTCTCTTCGAAAGAAGTATCATCCTTAATAAGTGTAGTCACTTTTATTTCCTTTCATATCCCCCATTTTGGGGCTGTCACACAGGATACCATGCTGACAGGGAATTGCAACCTATTTTATATTTTTTTCTTTCTAGACTTCGCCATAGCTCTCATGCGCTCTTCTCTTGCCCTATCTGGACGCTTTCCCATAGAGCTAGCCTTCTTCTTTCCTTGAAGATTAGCACCAATTTTGCGTCCCTTTCCACGATACTTGAGAAGATCATACTTAACTAGCCAATTGTAAATAGATTGATGGCTAATCTTAATATTATAGTTTTTTTCAAGAAGCTGAACCATATCTTTCAAGTTCATTCTTTTTTGAACATAATGAAAGTATAGCCAGTCTCTTTGTTTATAAGGTTCAAGAGACATCTGAATCTTCCTTGTTAATTTTATCTAAACCATAAAGAGCAATTCCAATAGAATCACAAATATCGTTGTCAGTTATATGTTTAATATTTGGAATTTTATTATGAATAATTCTTATAGTTCTTTGTTTTCTCTCAGAAGCAGCCATCTTCTTTGATTCTTTTTCACCAAACTGTTTAGTCCAAGATTCTTTCTCAGCTTTACTGACATTCTTATACCCAATATGACTCTTCCAATTGGCAATAGTAACCTCTGAAACATTATTACATTGCTTCAGACATTCCCCAATAAGATGTCCGGAAACTTGAGATAAAATACGACTAGTAGCTGGATTCTGGATATAAATTGGTTGTTCAACAAAAGTATAGTCTATGTGATTATCTTTGAAAACTTCGGGAATTATAGTTGATACTATTTTAAATTTAGCATTCATAGAAAAATTGCTAAGATTTACCTTAGCAACTTTCAATAGTTTAGTGCTATCTGCATCACTTCTGATGATAGCAAAAGCTATGACGGTAGATGAAGCATCAATTCCCATGACAGTGGCAGGCTTAGATCGCATAACTTTTAAAGTTCTAGCCAATCCCATTAGAAAGACCAGTCATCTCTGAGCTCATCTTCATCCCAGCCCCAAGAGGCAAGTCTTTGAATAAGACGTTCAGTCTTGCAAATCTCACAAATGTTTTCGCTATTATAAGTAGATAGAATAGTTCCACAATCTTTAGTCTTACATACTCTTTTTTTATTGTTTTTTCTAGCTTTATTTTCATAATAGCGATCTAAGACATTTTTGTTAGTTATAATCTTTCGACAATCAATACTGCAATAGACGGCATTGTGGACCATAGGGTCAAAGATCTTCTCGCAATTTGGATTAGCACATATCTTTGGCTCTAAATGCATAAAATAATTATATCATATATATAATTATTTTTTAAAATTAATAGCTACGCCTTCTTCTGAGTCAGCCCAGCAGTGAGCATATGCGTCGCATCTGCTACAATTCTGAGAGGTCTGCTTATATGGTCTGACAGCAAGATCACCATTCTTAAATACTTGATAGATCTTCTTATATCTATTAAAAGTAGTCTCAATAAACTTCTCATCCCGCTTAACTAAAAGCGGAAGCAAAGCAGAATTATTCTTAGAATAGTAGAGAAGGAAACCTTCCTCATAATCCATACCATGAAGATAGAACTGAATCTGTCTAAAATGTTCATCCTTAGGTTTATGATAAGCACTTCTAAAGGCAAAACCGGCCTCATTAATTGACTTGCACTCAACAATCTTAGGGCCATTCCAGTCAATAATAAAGTCGATATAACCCTTAATCGGAACAGGATCAGTAATCTCCATAGGGACCTGAGAATCAACCAAGATACCAAGATCATAGAACATTTGCTGAACAGCATCCTCAATACGATTTCCCATATCAAAAATACGTCTAGTCTGCCCTAAAATCTCAGTAGTCTGCTGATAACCCCTCATACGATAAATAGCAAACCTAGCGCAAGTATTCGTATTAGAAGGAGCGAAGCTTTCGCTCTGCTTCCAGAAGGTTCCATTAGAAGCCTCAAGTTTAGCATCAATAGCCTTAACCAAAGAACTCTCAAGATCAAGAACATCAACAGGAGTAGCAACTCCCTCAGTCTTCTTAACAGGCTTCTTCTCAGGCTGCTGAACCTTTAACTTAGAAACAATAGACTTCATCGAACACCAGACATTCCAGCCTCAACACGGCCAAGCAACTTGAGGGTATTGATATTTTCTTCAAGTGCAGTAAACATCAACATAAGAAGATCCTTACGACGACGCTGCAAAATAGACTTATCACTAGTCTTATAATACTGAGCCCTAGCACCAAGTTTAGTTCTAAGCGCAGCAAGCTTCGCTGCAGCAACAAGAGCCTCAGAGCCCATCATCGCATTAGGACGATCCAAAATACGCTGAACAATCTCCATACAAGCAGCAAACTCAATATATTCATCGCCACTCAAAGCACCGGCAACCTCATCAAGATCAACTTCAACATTACCTTCAGACATCTCTCTAGCTTGCATCATCATCTCCAAAATTCTCTAGAAAATTACTAAACATCTCTTCCTCAGTCATTGCACCAACAAACTCTCTAATTGTATCGTCAAATGTCCAATCTCGAAACTCATAAGCGTGCTTCATACACAAAGGCATAGGAGGCATAACAAATGGCATATTTAAGCCACGAACAGTCTCGACACCACACTCAGGTTCCTGCTCACTAGACTGATACACACAAGTTGTACTCTCTATCTCAACAAATCTGCTTTCACTTCTGTTTAAGCTCAACAAAATCATCCCAATCTAAAATAGCAACCATACGGCCATCACCATAAATTACTTTAATCAAAGGTTTATAATGACCATCATTCCAAGCATCCTTGCTATGCTTAGCCCAAGCAGTAGATTTCAACGTAAAAGTAAGTTCATTATGTTTATAATCAACAAGCCATTCACCATCTTGGATTGAATCGCCCTTCTTGAAGCCTCTACCGCTATTAGGAACAACAACTGCACCATCTTTTCGAGCAGATCTCTTCTCCCTATGATTCCAATTAGTCATTAGAGACATCTTCGCTATCAAAGACAAGGGTAATATTCTCAAGATCAGAAAGAATCTGTTCCATATCCTTATCTGAAAGAGCATTCACAAGCTTCTCAGCTCCATGATAACGCTCACCATCCCACTCAAACCATGCACCCTTCTTCACAATAAGGCCATGACGAACAGCGATATGGAAAGCCTCACGCTTTAAATCAATATGAGCAGACTCAGGAGAAAACCAATAATCACCCTTCGTGCCCTGAATAGACTTCTGCTTAGACTTATCAATACGCCAAGTCACCTTACGACTCGTAATACGCTCATCAGTATCACGATCAACATCAGCAGAAGCATCACCGGCATTAAGGCGAATAATATTCGTAGCCCAATGAAAAGCAGCATTACCATACTTACCCTGCGTAACAAAATACTGACCCTTGGCAGCAATAGTCTGCTGAGCAATGAAGACAACACAATGATTTACACCAGAAATAAGTTCATCAGCAACCTTCTGAATCAAAACACCCTGAGAACGAGCATAAATGCCAATGCCACCCATACCATCATCATTCTTATAAAACTGCTCCATAACAATGGTATTGATCGAATCAAAAATAAAGAAATACTTAGAATCCTTCTCACGAAACATCGGCATGATCACATTCAAAATATCTTCAAGAATCGTAGAACGAATCACAATACGGTCCTCGATATCAATACCACAATGCTCCATCCACTCATCAGTAGAAGAACCCTCAGCATCAATAATAACCGGCGTATAACCCATCTTCTGAGCCTCAGCAGCAGCATGAAAACACATCGTAGACTTACCAGCCTGAGGATTACCCCAAACAATATGATAACGGCCAGACCACAAGCCACCACCAAGAATATAATTCAAACCAAAAGAAGGAGTTGGAATGATCTCCGGCTTCGGAATCTTTTCGCCACCTTTAACTACAAGCATAAACTTTCCTTTCCTCATCAATATCTATCAAGTTCATCTTACACCATTTATCAGCAGAAATTACATTCGCAAGAGAATACTGCCCATTTCTGCCAGTAGAAACCTTCAACATCTTCCACTCAAAAACCTTATTCAGCTCAGCACGATGCGACATAACCGATGAACCAAAAATGGTCGTCTTAAGCCACCCATGATCAGGAACATAAAAATAAGACGAACACATATCCTTATCAGTACGAGTCTTAAAATGAACCGTATTAACCAAATACGCCAACAAAGGACTCTTACCATTCGGAATAATCTCGCGCCTAATGCCCTTACCATACAGAAAATCAAACTCATCCATCGGCTCACCAGAAATCTGATGCTGCAAAAACTTTGCAAACTTAGAATTAGACTTACCAGTCTCAATCTCATTAAAATCCTCAATATGATGAATCGTCTGATCACCAACAATCGCAATCACATAATCACGCTTATTGATCACCGCATCAGAATCAGCAAACGAAGAAACCACACCAGTAGCATCCTCAATCTCAGCCCGGAAATACCGAGGAGTACGCTTCGTAGACTTCACAACACCACGAACAATATAAAGATTAATATCCTCCTTATTATCCTGAGCATCCGAACACGGCATAATAATACCATCAAACGGAGACTTATCATTCATCGTCACAGGATAATTCAACAACGGACCATAATAACGACGAGACTCATAAGGAGAATCAAACCCAATACTATCCAACGCCCCAACCTTCTGCAAAGCCTCCAAATTATTAACCTTCACCTTCGACTTCTGCACCGAATTAATGAAATGATCATAATCATGGAACGGACGCTTCAAAACAATCTCATTAACAGTATTCGCACCACACCCAGCAATATTAGAAAGACCAAAACGCAACGCATCACCATCCAAAGAAAAACTATACTCAGACTTATTTACATCGGGACCGAGAATTTCGATACCAATACGTTGAGCCTCAAAGAGATAAGTCGTGATTTTCTCACCTTCTGTCTCATTCGACAAAGTAGCCCAAATGAACTCAGTAGGATAATTAACCTTCAACCACATAGTCTGATACGAAACAAGAGAATAAGCAGTCGCATGAGACTTATTGAACATATACAGAGACGCCTTTTCAATATCAGACCAAAGGGCCTTTGCCTTATACTCTGAAATATATTGAGTTGCACCATCAACAAAGTCCTGTTGATACTTATCGAACTCAGCAGCATCCTTCTTCTTAGAAATAATCTTACGAAGACGATCAGCCTTAGCCCAAGAAAAACCAGCGAGCTCTACAGCAATCTTCATAACCTGCTCTTCAAAGATAAACGTACCATAAGTCTCCCCGAGAATATTCTCGAGAATCCTATGATCATAAGTTGTACGCTCAGTGCCATCACGACGAGCAAGATATTTCTTACCCTGAGTTACATATGATCCCGGACGTACCAAAGCGTTCGAAACGGCGAGATCATTGAAACTAGAAACACCCATCTCAGTAATGAGAGCAGCATACCCAGCCCCTTCCGCTTGGAAGATGCCGACAACATTACCTGCTGTAAACTCGGCAAAGACTCTTGGATCTGGGTTGTCAATATCAAGGCTGTCTTTTGAAACATCAAGTCCCGTTCGTTCCTCAATGGCATTGAGGCAGTCTTTGATAACTGTGATTGCACGAACCCCAAGAGCATCAAATTTAATAAGTCCAAATTCACCAGTCTCATCCTTATCGTAAGCTATAACATTGATCTTCCGCTTAGTCCCAGCCTCTTCACGAACCTCAATAGGAACGATAGTGTTGAGCGGAACATTGGATACGACAACGCCAGCAGCGTGCGCTGAAGCGTTCTTGTATCGCCCTACAAGCCTCTCAGCGACCTTAATGATGTCAGGGTTCTTGTTTCTAAACTTAGCCAATTTATCTTTAGTTTTATACTCCTCGAAAGTCTCAAACAAAGGAGAAATAGCATTAGCCTCAGTATAAGGAACAGCAAAAGCGCTAGCAATAGCTTTGATAGACCCCTTAGGCTGAAAAGTGCCATAGGCAGAGATACCAGCAACATTCTCGCTACCCCAACGATTTCTCAGATATTCCTTCGCTTCATCACGCCTACGATCTTCGAAATCAAGATCGATATCCGGGAAGTCATTTCTCTCAGGATTGATAAACCGAAAAAAGAGAAGTCCATGCTTGACCGGATCGATATTCGTAATACCAAGAACATAAGACAATAAAGATCCACCAGCGCTACCACGGGCAGGCCCACGGGCAATGCCGTCACTATCAGCCCAACTGATAAGATCCCAAAGGACCAAAAAGTAGTCAGAGAAATTCTTACCAGCAATAACTGTAAGTTCTTCTTCAAGACGCTCAACGTAAACTGGATCATCAGAAAGTCCTTTCTGCTCCATAAGGAAGAAAGAAACATCACGAAGATATTCATTAGAAGTCATATTGATCTTAATGTCCTTCGTGTATGAAGGAAGGAACATATTGTTCATTTTAATTTCAGTATTACACTTATCAGCGATTTCCATCGTATTCTCTAGAATATCAAGTCTAGTGATACCTGCATCACTGAAATGTTGTAATGCTTCATTCGCATCCATCATGTAAAGAGGAAGATCCTTGAATGAAAGTCTACGATCAGGATAAAGCATATCCATCTTATCAATAAGGTTATGCACGTTGCAAGCCTTATCATAATGATCTTTTGCATGACGCTTCTGGGCAGCATTCATAGAAGAACTCTGTCCAACAGCAAGAAGAACTTCCTCTACACCCCAATCTGCCGCTGTGGGGAAATGACAGTCAAGTGTGCCGACAATCGGAATGTTATATGAATCACCATAGTCAATTAACTTGGCATTCAACTCAGGTGGATTATGAGGCTGAACCTCAAGGTAGTAGTCATCTTTAAAGATACCACGAAACTTATTAAGTAATAATTCAGAACGCTTCTCGTCACCCTCAAGAATAGCCTTAGACAAGGCACTGCCCATACAACCGGAAAGGCAGATGAGGCCCTCGCCAAACTGTTCAAGATTAGAGAAGTCAATGCGAGGTTTATAGTAGAACTGCTCTGTCCAAGCGACATTATTCAATCTGAAAAGATTTTCAAGTCCCTTATCATTTTTTGCAAGGAGGATGAGATGAAAGCGTTCAGCCTTATTAGTTTCATCGTCAGTGCTTACATCATCGACAAAGTAAGCTTCAACTCCAAAGATAGGCTTAACATTCTGATCACGACAAGCTTTTTGAAATCTGATGAAGCCTCCCATAGTCCCATGATCAGTAATAGCAGAGGCTATCTGACCATTGGTACTAGCAATATGAGCCATCTCCTCAGGCGTAGTTAAGCCATCAAGAAGTGAGTATTCACTATGATTGTGAAGATGCACCATCTCGGCCATTAAATATTACTCCATTTTTTGCGATTAATAATGTCACTAATATGACCGGCTGATTTTCCATATTTATTAGCAATCTCTTGCATCGTTTTCCCTTGTTGATACATACCTCTTATGCTTTGCACTTCTTCCTTAGTTAATCTATCGCTATATGTTCTTGTATTTTCAAGTTTTATTAGCATCTCATCCATCTCTTTTAATTTAATACTAGATAGATATGGTCTTAGCTTATTACATACTAATCTAATCTTTTCAGCCCCGCCACAACCGTAGTACCACATATCTTTATGAGGAGGTCTACTATAGGGGCCATTTATATATCCAGATCCTACGGCATTCATAAACCTTTTCAAAACTTCTGGATGTGCTTGACTAATCCCAATATTTGGATAAAATTTACTGCTAGACCCATTTGTCTTTCCTGTCCTAAAACATCCTTCTCCATCAAAAAATCCAGCAGCCCATGCTAACTCTATTTCTTTTTGGTGTGTAAATTCAGGCAAGATTATTTCCCTGTAGATTCGATACGGCCAACGATAAGAACTTCATTTGCAGACCAAGCATTATCTTCATCACGAACAAGATCACGAATATGCTCGATATAGCTTTCTTCATTACTATCTGGATTTTCTTCCATCCACTTAGTAATATCTACCTCTGAGTAAACGAACTCACAGATCTGAATTCTTTCAAATATAACGGTTTTCATTTTGGCTCCTCAAGTTTTCAGTAAAGATATCAACCTTAATCCCCGACTTAGCAAGAAGATTTAAAGAATCTCCTACAAGATAAAGGCTTGATGCAACAACCCTCTTGATTCCGGCGTTGACTAAATGTCTAGCACAAAAAACACAAGGAGTGGTGGTTAAATATATTGTAGCGCCATTAGTGCTCACACCATTCATGGCTGCAGCGATAATAGCATTTAGTTCTGCATGGATAGCATTACACTTATCCCAATCTTTGCCTTTTTCTCTAGTTAGACAAAGTTCAGTGCAATGCTCTGCACCTCTAGCAGCACCATTATAGCCTAACGAAACAACCTGCTTTGTCTCAGGATTAACAATGACTGCCCCGACCTTTCGGCTAGGGCAGCTAGATCGCAAGGATGCAGTATCCGCTAGTTTTAGAAAATATTCATCCCATGTAGGACGATCAAGAATAAGATTACTCATAATTTCTCCACAACAAAAGTAGGGACTTCTTTATACTTAAGTGCTCTATGGACCTCATACTTATCATAACCAAATAAAAATGCTAAATCAGGTTTTGATTCTTTGACAATAGAATTACCTATGCCCTCTACATCATCACCAGACCAATGTTTTATTACCCATCCAAGATCAAAGCAATTTTTGATAGAATGTCCGGGCCATACTTTGCTAATCCATTCTTCAACAATAGTTGATATATAACCTTCACCATAAAAAATAATACTCAAAGAATCTTTATGGCTGCTATATAATCCATCAAGAAATGTAGTGACAGCAATAGCATTAATTTTAGCTGAATCAGATCCTGCGATTAAGACCCTCATGCAAGTTTGATATCCCAAAGAGATTTAATTCGAATTTTAGGATCAATATCTGCTGACTGATTATATGGGCGATCCATTAAGTATGCATTTATACCAGCATCATATGCTGCCTGAGCAATCTCAGCATCATCATCTACAAATACATCAAGATGAAGTTGTACTAGAAATTCTACTTTATTTTTCTGAAATACTATAAAATCAGCTGGAATATCCCAATCCATAAACCATCCCCAAGTTACTGGAGACATAATCTCAGGACGAGCAGTAAGATACATTATGTCATAGAAAGAACTATGATAGTTAGCCCAATACCATGCATCCTCAAAAGGGATGGCATTTTTATATAGAATCTCATTATTTAAGCAATCTTCAATAATGCTTGGATCGATGTCATTGTATACATCAAACCAAGAGCTACTCTTCCAACTACTTACGTCTTTTGATTCATTATTACTTTTCTCAATTAAAAAATTTAGTTCATTAAATGGATTAGCAACAACACCATCAATATCAAGTACAATCACGTTTAGTATTAATCCTTTATAGAGAAGTGGTGGGGGACAAAAGCCCCCCACCAAAATAACTCAGGCCCAAGCGCTCGAACCGGAATTATCATCTTCAGCAATGTAAAAGCCAGCCTGCTCTGCAGGACTCATAAGCTTGTAGGTCTTGGTAAGATCATGCATAGGAAGATCTGCAATATTTGCGTTAGCTTCCTTAGGTGCAAGAGGAATCAAGTTATACTTAGTCTGCTGCTTCTGACCAGTACGAGAAATCTTGAAGTCACGATCCATGATCGTTCCATATTCTCCCGCATAAGTCACAACAGTCTCAGCGACGTGAGCGCCAGTAAACTTCTGATCAAGAATGCGAGGCTCCCAAACCTCAGTATCAGCATTGAATACTGCAACATTAATGAGAAGATGTTGCTTAGCCTTCCAGCCACGATCATGAACAACCTGTTCACAACCGAAGCAGCGGTATCCATAAGTCTCATTGTCTCCAGTACAAACGCCACTCTTCTTGAAGTCGTTGGGATTTGTATGAACAGAAACAACGTGGGCAACGCCCTCTGACTCTACGAAGTTTGCAGAATCTTCCGTAAGTTCCTGACGGAAACGAATGAGATATGATTCTCCTGACTTGATGGTGAAGAACCTAGAGATTCTCTCGCCATCTCCAGCAATGGAGCCACCCTTGTTATCAATAGTGTTCTTCTTGAGATCACTAAGTGTCTTAAACATACTCATTTTATTACCTTTATCTTTCTACGTTATAAACGTCTATTTTGATGTAATCAAACGCACTCAGGCGTTCAACCATTATACCACCGATCCACCATCTCGGAAACCTCCAATTTGGCGAACCCTTCCAGAACTTCCTCAAGCAAAGAAATCTCCTTGGCATTGAGGAGCACTGAGTTTGACATAGAACCATCCATAAAGTCAAGCTGGAAAACGTCCTCAGTCAGATGTGTCAGTCGAAAATACATTATCAAAACTCCAAGTGAAATAGTCTATAGATTGAAGGATATGTTCAGATATTTCTTCTTCAGTCATATCCCCCGGATCTTTTACATTAGGGTTATTAAATTTTACTATTCTAAGATTCTTGTCATACAAATTCTTTATGATCTCAGATCTCATCGCATCTCCGGCAGAGTCATTATCTGAAAAGATAATAAGACTATCGAAATACAAAGATAATTTCTCAATATGCTCTTTTGTAATAGTTGCTCCAAGAGAAGAAACAACATTTGGGAATCCAGATTGATGAACCTTCATCGCATCTAGACTGCCCTCTACAACTACACAAGAATCATATCTCTTAGCATTATTAAGATTAAAAAGAATGTTCTTCCTAGGAAATCCTTTTGAGTAAAGATACTTAGGCTGAACATCGGGAGATATAGCTCTACCAATAAATCCAATTACTCTATGCTTTTCATTTCTCGCCGGAATAACTATACGACCCTTAGTATCTGAGAAACAGACACCAAAATATTCAAGTGTATCTATGCTAAACCCACGATCAATAAGATATTGAAGTTTATGAGATTCATTTTCATAGTCAACTTGGATAAGACTCAAAGTCTCATCCCATGAATTATCGACAGCCTCTTTATATTCTTTAAGATTCTCTTCAATTTGATCGATAGAGTAATCCTTAACTATATTGCCTTTATCACCAAAGAAAGTCATAAGATCACGAAGTGATCCAGTCTTTCCGCATGATGGATTAAAACAAATCCAAAGGCCAGTCCTCTTATTAATATAAAAGGCTGGAGTATCCATATTATTATGGAATGGGCAATAGCAGGCTAACTCTGCGCCGTCATCACGCATAACCTGCATTCCCTTAGACTCAATATAGTTAAGAATATCAACCATAAAATTCGATCTTAAAGTTAAAATTGCCCTTATCGTTCATATCCCAAGTGACATTAGTCTTCTTGAAATGCTTACGAAGATCATCTCGAACATACTGTTCAATCTGAGGGCGAATACGAATGATAGCCTCTTGATCTAAAGCTTCCCCTTCAATAATATAAAAGGGCTTCTTATTCCATCGCTTCGTGCTCATAAATTTCCTTCCATTCACCTGAGTCAAGATTCCAACGAAGATAGAACGCAAAAGGCGCACACCTTCTAGTTTTACGAGTTACAACCTGAAAAATATCACTGCCCATAGACCTATGAACAGCAAGAACCATATCTGCATCATATGAAAGCTGCTTACTCCAAGCAATTTCGCTAAGTTCTGGTGGACGTTCATCGTGTCCATCATCCATAGTGACGCCGGAAACATCAATGACAGGAACCCTGTTCCTGACAGCAATTCTCTTGAAAGCCTTAGAAAGATTCTTTGCACGTTCAGTTTCTGATCCACCCTTATTGGCATCATCAAAAAGAGTATGATAATCAAGAATCACAAGATCAGGCTTATATTGCTCAATCTTAGATTGAACAAAGTGTTGATCAGCAGTCTCAATTCCATCTGAAGTAACAAGATGAATCGGAGGCTTACCGTCGAACATTTCCTTGGCCCAACCTTCATAATCATTCATATCAATACCCTTGCCATTAGTAAGCTGAGTATTAGTAAATACCTGTCCAGCATTAAGGATAGTATCCATGCGAAATTCTTCTTGAAGTCTATCCATCTCAAGCGAGATGATCAGAGGAACATAACCAGCACGCCAAGCATTAGCAGCCATAAGGCGTGTCAATGCAGACTTACCGACACCAGTCCATCCAATAACGACAACAAAGTCGCCGGGTTGAAAGCCACCGAAATGGGCATCAATAACCTTGATACCACTAGTGACACCAACAATACGATGATCAGGATTTTCGATACGATCCTTGAGGATAGATGCTCTCTCAGTATAATCAGCAATATTCGAGTCCTTAAGCCTGCCGGATTCACGAATAAGTTGTGCTGATTCATTCTGCATAAGAGTAAGAATCTTCGCAGGATCTTCGCCAGACTTAAGCGCCTCAGAAGCCTTAAATAAAGCAGTGCGAACACCACGATTAAGACTCTGCTTCTTAGCATCATCAATATAGAATTGAACTGGAGACTCGGCAGTATAGAAATGAAAGTCCTTAAAGTTAGTCTTAATGACATCCTTAGAAGGTGACTGTCCATATTCCGTATTAAACTGAACAATAAAGTTCCATACATCAGAGTACTCTGAGAATACATAATCAACATTCTGATCAATACAGGGAGTCAAATCCCCGGTATTGAGAATGCTATTCAATAGATTAAGCTCATAGTTCATCGAAAATACGCATCCTTTCCTCAGTCTCTTTCACAAGTTTATTAAATTCTTGCTTAGACTTTTGACGATCAACAATCTTCTCCCGAATCTTACTTGACTCCATAGCAAAGTCATATACAAGAATTGGGTCAGGACTGCTTTTCACAAAATCGACAATACAATCTTCGAGAATTTGAAAAGTAAAGTATTTATTATAGTAGTTGAGCAGACTCTCAAGAATCTTATCTTGACGAGGCTCAGGGATGAATAGTTTTGCGTGTTCTTCGCACGACTTCTGAAATATAAGTAGAACTGTCTCTGAAGTTTCCTTCATGACTATTGTCCACCCTCTTCCATTGCAATAAGAGCCTGTCATACTTTGACAGACCAGCGGATATAAATGTACCGTCAGATTCGGCGTTTGAAATAATGCACTCTACCTGAACTTCGCATTGATCGCAAATCGACTTTGACTCACTTACATCATCAATATGAAAAGATGTAAATTTCTTATCAAACTTGCAAAGAGCTTTTCTAGTCCAATGTATATTAGCAAGATTTCTGGCCATAAATAATATTAGCCTTCAGCCAAGCCACGATCAGCTTCAAGAAGTTGCTCTTCAATCTGAGCTTGAATCTCAGTCCAAAGATCCTTCCAAACCTCCTGCTTATCAGCAAAAGGCTCAACATCAATTCTGGCACCAGCATCAATACGAAGACTCTCATAATTTCCAAGATTCTTTGTGATGCCCACTGAACACCAGATCGAGTTATTATTATCCTTTGTAGGATTTAAATTAGCCATTACTTTCCTTTATATATCTAGAATCAAGAATTTTCTTGATTTCTTTTTTATTTATACCAGCTAAATTAGTTACTGCAGGTCTACCCACAGGCTTCCTTCTATCAAAGAACTCAATTAATTCTTCAACATTACTAGAAGTATACACCCTCGTAAGCCGACTATTGCCAAAACCAAGAGATATTCTCCTAATTTCCGAAATAAGTCCTGACTGCTCATACTTGCGGAGTGTAGCAGGCTTCTTCCCCAACATCCTCGCGACCTCCCCAATCCGGTATGCTGGAGCCAGAATTGCTGGGGCGGTAGCATAGTCGATCGCTTGGTTGCTATGAGAGTGGTAATTATGAACTATGACACTATTACGCATCCAGTTTATCTTTACCACCCTCACAACATCACCACTAGGAAGAAAGTATAGCTTTCCAGTTTTTATCTTAGAAAACTTAGATTCACTCATTTTTTCTTAACTGCTGAATCAAGTTTCTTTTTAAAAACTGCCCATTCTTTAGCCTTTATATAGGCTTTATGAGAACACTGATAGCACCCTATTTGGACTATCTTATTGTTATCCTCATCATAGTAGACTTCTTCTTCATGAAGAAATCCCCCACATTTTTTGCATTTAAGCATTCGGCGTCACCGCCTTGCCTGCACCTACACCTACATTCTCAAGCTTAGCATTCAATGCTGTGCCACCAAAGTACTGGCCATAAAAAACTTGAGCTACAGTGAAGATAACTGCAAGATTTGCTACAAGAACCTTCCAATCCGAAAGATTCACACCCTTGTCAACAACTGTAATTCCTACAGCAACAAGGATAGAAGTTCCAAGAGCGACTGCCTGCTTAACCTTCATTGACCAAGTTACATTCTTGAGAAATGAGACAAGGACAGGAACGAAAAGACCAGCGAGTGCTGCTACTCCAATATTACCCATATTATTCACCTCCTTAGATTATTTCTAAATCACGATAAGGTCTATCAGTATCGTCAATGACGAACGTGAGAGTACCCGGACGAGAATCTACGCCCGTCAAATCCTTAAACCATTCACTACCACCATCCATAGCAGGACACTGCATATGAATGCGGTCATTGTCATGTTCAATGATAGAAAAATGATGATAGTGGCCTGTAATCAAAATATCAACATAACCAATAGGATTATTCGAGAAATTCTGAGACTTCCACCACTCCTTGATCTTCTTCTGAGGATCAGAACCGTTGCTGGTAACGTGCCCATGAGTAAAGCCAAGATACTTACCATTAGACTCAACAATCATTGATATTTCATCCTCAGGTAAAGAAAACCTTACATGACCATAAGCTTCAGGGTTAGATGAAAGAATCTCCGCAACCATTTCGAATGCAGCAACATCGTCGTTATCTCCGCGAGTTGTGAAAGCCTTACCAGAAGCATTACGATTTTCACCGTGATTACCGGGGACAGCAACAACAATTACCTCATTGAACATCTTAGCCCAAGTAGTAATAGCCTTAGTCAAAAGACGACGAAGTACTCTAATCTGCTGTCTGCGGTTAAGTTCAACAGTAAACGTCTGAGAAGCATAATGTCCTTCGCAGTTCTCAACCATATCACCAATACCAGCAATAACAAGTGTCTTCATCTTTCTACCCGACTTTTGAAGTTCACGAATACGCTCAGAAACTCCATCAATCATAGTCAGAATACGCTTAATAGTGCCATCAGTGCCATCACCATCAGCCTTACCCAACTGCCAGTCAGAAAGACAGACAACAAATGTAGAGTTACCGCCCGTAGTCTTTTCAGACATTGGGCGATGCTTCTTGATAAGGTTGACAAGTTCACGATAATCTTCATCACGATACTGAGTATTGCGCTTAGCTCTGACACCGACTTTATATGAGTAAAGTCTCTTAGTCTCGCCTTCGCCAGCATTAGCATCCCATGAAGAAATCTTTACAGGCTCAATAACCTCATAAAGTTCAGGGTCATAACCAAGTTCAGTGAGAAGTTCATCCCAATCACGAACAGGCTCTGAGTAAACTTCAGAAGTAACCTGAACCTCTTCGCCATCCCAATCAACGCTAGGCTTAAGAGCCGCGGGAACCTTGACGGAAAGATCCTTCTTCGGAGGAACATATTGCCCCTCATCCATATTAGGAAGATTAAGATTTCCATCTTCCTCAGACTTAAAATGTTTCATTTATTTTCGCCTTCCAAGTGCGTAGCATCTAGTATATCAGAAGAGTCCGGATTTTTTACAAACTTTCCGTTATTTCCTCTTTTTCTTGTTTTTGCTGCTTTTCTAGATCTCTCGCCGGTTTTTTGTCTACGCTCCTTGTCATACTTTTTTCCTTCACGATGGATAGAACTATGTTCTGGAACAGTAGTGAGATAGAAATTCTCCCAACGATTATCGATCTTTATTTCATTAATATGATGAACAGTCTCCCAAGGTTGCAAAAATCTTCCCAAGATAGACTCCGCAACAAGACGATGTTCATATACATACCCAGCATTGCTATAAGGGTGCTTGGGCATCAATACTCTAATATATCCCTTATCATCAATATAACGTCCACCATTAAAATTTGGATTTCTACTTCCAATATTTTCTTTAGTCCAAGTTACATTATTGCGTCTAGAAGCAAGGCTCATACTGCTCCAGTAAATATACCTTCATCTCTAACAATAAGTTCACATCTACTTGATCGACCAATTTGGATAGAACTAGCAGCATTATTTGATACAAATTGAGCAGAAACTGTATGAGATCCGGCAGTCAATGCTGTAGTAGGAAACCAAGTATATACGATAGAAGGCTCATAGGAGCCTACAGGAAGAACTGTAGAAGAAATGTCTGAGATAGGGACTGCATCAATAAGCAGTCCAAATCTAAGTTCAACTTGAGTAGAAGGTGAGTACAGACCTCCAGACTGGAACTCAAAGCTAATAGCCCTTCCTGATTCTACAGTAAAAGAAATATTATTAAGACCAGAAACATCTTGCATAATACCTGTTGGATTTGAGTAAGTAGATCCTGACACAGATCTCCAAGCAATAATACCTCTCGGCGCAGGCTCTGCTAGCTGTCTAACATAATCTTCATTAAGCATCATAGCATTAAGACGCTGGTAATCTACAGGGACACCAAGACCCCACTGAACAAATTTAAATTCTGACATAAAGACTCCTTAGAAACCCGAAGGGAAATATATTGTACCACTATTAGTTGTAGACGGAACATAAGATCCGGAACCGAAAACAAATTTTGGAGGACTTATTGTATCAGTATAAGCCTTCAGTGATAAAGACTGCTTGATTGATCCATCATAATCAATATCATTTTGAGTAATCCAATATTTTTCATTAGATATACCTAAATCTGAAAAATTATCTATAGTAATAAGATCTCCAAGTTGAAGGTGAGGAACGCCGAGTACTTCAATATTCAATATCCTAACAGGTTCAGTGTAGTAGCCAATTACAAAATCTGCAACTAACTGAGCATAGTTTTTATTTTGAATATAACTACTATCTATTTTCAATTCTTTAATACCATATCTTCTAACATTTGAATTAATAGATCTAGAAATATTAGTAATAAGTTCTGAGCTTTGATTTGAACCAATAATATCTCCGGCAATTTCGAATAATTGATTAATTTTTTCTAAATCTGTACCTTGTAATATTACATAAGTTCCAGCAGTAGAAGAAGCATTTGCAGATACAACTATATCTGTATAGTAACTATTACTATAAAAAAGATCTATATCTACATTTGTATTAGTAATAAATGGATATTTGACACTAACAGCTGGAGAGCTAGAATAAATCATATTATAATATCTAGCTTCTCTAGCCAAAGTTCCGTTTTTATGCCAGACAATATCTGTTCCAAATTGTCCTCGTTCAATATCATTTAAATTATTACCATCAAAAGATTTATATTTAATAATTTCATTATCAATTTTTACATAACCAGATCCAAGCCAAAAAATATCATCACTACCACTCAAAGAATTTTTTAAATTTAAAGATATAGAAGATGAATATGGCGAAACATCTTGAGTGATAGTTGAAACAACTAAAGAAGCTCCGCTTGGAGCAGACCAAAGAGCAGTAGTATTATTCACCTTAACTTCAGTTTTATTTACAGGCACTGTTACTTTATTACTTTGAATTTCAACATTAAATTTTCCATTTAAAATATCTGTTGAATCAGAAAAATTATATTGACTATTTTGATATCTATTAAACTTACTATCATGTAATAAATTTCTATATTCATAATTAAAAATACCATATTCATCAAAATAAAACATACCAAGATCAGCTGTTGCAATCGCAAGCATGGCATCCCAATAAGTTTGCTTAGCAGCATAAATATATTTAAATGTTGGTAATGTAACTAAAGAAGATGATATATAATGAGCAGCAATTCGATCATCAGTTAAAGCATAATTATAAAAAGATATATTGCTTATATATCCATTATAATCAAATAAAGAAAAACTATTTATAAGACCAGTTGTAGTTGTAAAAGGTATAATAGATACAGAGGGAGACATTGTAGAAACTAAAATTCCATCAATATATAAATTATAAATATTAGAAGAACCACCAATTTTTTTAATATCAATAAGATGAGGAATAGCTCTATCAAGCCAATTTGAGTTTATAGTATGAATAGTATTAGTAGTATCATAAAAACTCCAATAATATTTTACTTGAGTACTTGTACATTCATACTGCAAAATATAATTTGAATTTCTAGATGATGAATTAGTTGATCTTGCTATATCATTCTTTACGCCGGATGAAGTATCATAACTTGGATCAACAAAATGAAATAATTCTGTGGACCAACTATTAGATCCAGTATCAATTGGACGAAATTCATTTCCCGATGAATTAATACTAAATACAGCATAAGGATCTACTGTACCCGGATTTGTATTACCAACTTTATATGAACCTTCTTTATATGACGGCTCAAAAGTTGACAATATATTTTGATAATTAGGTCTATTAGCATCATCTTGAACATCAATAATTTCAGAATAAATCAAACTTTTGTTAGTAACACCAACAATACTAGATGAACTAAATTTAGTAGAAGAATATATATCCTGCATATATACATATCCACATTGATCTTGAAATTTACCTGAATTAGAAGATAAATAACTAGAAGTTTCATTTAATTGCATATAAACATACGGATCATCGCTTAAAATAGAATTTTCATATTTATCATTAAAAACAATTTTTCTTCTAGGAAAACCCGCAAGAAGAAGCATATCCATAATGCCACGTCCCGCAGTAATTTCTTGACCTATATAACCGTTTAAAGTTTTTTCTTGAAGATATTTAGAATAATCTCGAAAATTAACATCAACTGTCATATTTGAATTGTTAAAAGACCATGTATCAGCATACATTTCTTGAGCAAGAACTATTTCTTCATTAGTTCCATATTCCGGGAGTTCATAATCTAACGATATAAAAAATGGGACATCTGGAGTAGCATAATTACCATATAGAGTATCGCCAAAAATATTGAAATCTTTATTGGAATTATCTAATACAAGAGATCCATTATTAGCTGATGTAGATCCAATCGGTAATGATGCATCAAAATTCTCTCTTACCTTAGAGACTTTATAAGAAACTACATAGTCACTTAAATCGACTTCCCAAATAGGATTGATAGTATAAATTCTTGCATAATCATTAGGATATACTGTAGTCATTGGAATTATTCTTACACTTTTAATAATATATGTATCATCTAAATTAATATAAATATAAGAAGATCCAGCGAAACTAATTCCTACTCCCTCTATAGTAGTATTATCTGATTTAGTAATAATATAATCAATTGTATTTATTGCACTATTAAGATATCCTGTTGTAATTAAAATTTTATTACATTTTTGATTATCAAAATCAATTTCTACATAGTCATGATAATTAAATGTCTTATCATTTTGTGATTGAACTCTAGACATCCATCCATAATTATCTTCAAAGTTTTTATCTAACTCAGTAGTAACATTTGCTTTCATACGAAAAATATCACTATTAGCACTCATGCAGTAAATATCATTATTAGCTTTGATAATATTACCATGAGAGTTTAGCATATTAGTAATAGCAAATTGTAATGTCTCTTCCAAAATACCATCAATAATACACTCAGCATTATAATATTTATCAATAGTTTGAACAGGAAGAGTTCCTTGATTATAAACACAGCGAAACAAAACATCTATATCAACTATAGAAAGAGCATAATCAAACATTGCAAATTCTGAAATATAACCATTCAATAATCTTACGCCAGCAGAATCCCCTAATGATGCACCAGCACCATCTCCACCAAAAGTAAAGCAAGGATCGCTGCTACTTATATTTTTAATAACAAATCCAGCATCAAGATCAATTGTGCTATCAAATACACTATTGATATATAAAGATAATGATGATCCATTTTTAATTATTGCTATATGATTAACTGATGTATAATCTATACTATTTACTGATTGTAAAGTTTTAATAGTTCCAGAATTATTTACTATTTTAATATTTAAATATAAAGAGCTTGATATATTAACAATCGAAGTTCTAATCGCTGTATCTCCCGAAACACGATCACCAAGCCAAAAAATAGTTTCGTTAGTATTATCTGTATAATTTTTTTTCAACCAAAAAGTATAAGTAAAATTAGAACTATTATTAATAGTAGAAAGTTGATCTAAAGAAGAATTTGTCAGAGTTGAAGCTACAGCATATTTATCATTATTGAAAAAATGGGCTGCAGATAAATAATCAAATCCATAAGATGCGAAATAATCAAACTGATAATACGATGTCCCACCATATGTATTTGCCCCAGAAAAACCAAGAGCAACATTCCTAGCATCATCAGTTTTAAAGATTTCATTATAATCATGATAACCAGAATATAATAATGTACCAGTGCTACTATTAGTGGGCTCAGAAGTACCCATATCATAAAAATAGTATAAATTATATTTTGCTTGCAATCTGTAATAATGATCAGTTTGCAAGCCAAAAGACATTTGATGTGTACCAGATCCAGCAGTTGAAGTATTAACTCTACCAGTAGAATTTGTAGGAGATAAAGAGTTTGCTCTAATAGTATTTAAATTAAATGTGTTAGTTGCTGGATTTTGAACATAGTAAGAAGTTCCAGCAGTAATGCCCGTGGGAAGTGATCCAGAAGTATAAAATTTAACAAGCGTTCCAGCAGGAAGACCATGATTATTTAAAGTAATAACACAAGGTGTACCGTTACTTATAAGTACAGTAGGATTAACAGAAATCCTAGTACTTACATTGCCATTATTCACCCAAATTCCAGTGTTAGCGCTGGTAGTTGTGTTCAAGCTGACATAATGTGTGTCATCTACAAATCGAACATACGCTCTAGTTCCGGGGGTAGCGTTTGATTTAAAATCAACAAAATGATCTAAAGATTTAACACTACACTTCATGTAATTGATAATATCGTCAGTATATTGATTAGTAATATATTTGGCTTGATTACTGGAAATAATCCAATTATTGTCATTAGTTTGCCAAGAATAATATCCCATAGAAGCATCGGTAGTATCTGAGCTTGTAAAAAATCCTAAACTATTAGGGCTAGTTCTATTGAAAGTATCAATTAATCTTTTAGGTTCAAAAATTTGTTTATATCTAGAATCAATAGCATCAGATAGAATACTATAATAGCCATCTTGTGCAGCTGGAAATTTAGAAGTACTTTCGCCATAAGCAAAACTTAATTTTTGTTTTCCTTGATCCTGAAGCCTTGTATTGTACCAAGTAATATTACTTGTACCTGAATAAGTTCCGCTCAGTAAAATTTTATAAATTGAACTATTATTAAGAGCAGTTTCTCTAAAATAGTTCAAACAAAAATAATCAGTTGCAACTTCTTGAATATAATAAACTCTTCCAGCAGTAATACCTGTTGGCAATACTGAAGTCGTAGCAACTCCTGATGAATACGTTGTAACAGTCGAAAAACTTACTGCAGTTCCAACCTTTAATCCATGAGCAGTAACATAAACTCTTTCATTAGCTATATCAAAAGAAGTAATAGAAGTTGAACTAGAAGAAGAATCAAAATTACTTTTATCAAACTTAATATACATTTGAGGATTACGATCAACAATTTGTTTTTCATAAGAATGAGTAGTTGTATTAACTTTAATATTATTTAAAGAACGAAGATCTGACATCCAAGCAGTTACCTTAGGACGAACAATCTGAACATCATTCGATAGACTATCTTGAAAATGCTGTGAGACAGGAATCATGATTCCTCAAAACTCAGACTTAACTCCCAAATAAATATACCAGTATTAGGATCTCGTCTAGTTAAAGTCTCTGAATAAGCATCAACGAATACAGTGTATTCATTATATTCCCCGTTTCTGTGAAAAAAACGGAGAGTATGAGAGTCTTTAGACTCACCGAGGAGATTGTACATCTCAACTCTGGCGGCATAACCATCAATAGTGCAGGTGCTATCATCAGGAAGATACTTCCAAGAGGTAGCAAATTTATGTTTAATAGAGCGAATATACTTTTTCTTTGTACCATTAGCAAGATCTACAGTAGTGGATCTTTCCTCACGATTAACGACAATAGGCGATCTACCTTGATCAGTAAGCTGCATATTATCAACCCAAATAGCTGCCGGGTAAAATAAAGTATTACCTGAACTCATTTAAGACTCCATCTATCATTATAAGATGATACCACTCTTTTCTGTTGCCCCGCAATTTTGCGTTCTTGAGGGACAACAGTCATATTATATTTAGTAGCCATCTCCTCAAACCATTTCTCTTCACCAATAAAGGTTTCAACACAGATATTAATATTAGAAGATGATCCACTACCACCGGAAGATCCAGCGGGCATAGATGGGATAGACATATTTCCAGCATATCCAGCATTTACTGCATTATTAGCTTTGCTATTCATACCAAGTTGCGCTGCAGCAGCAGTAACATAAGCCATACTTGCTGCGCGATATTTTGGATCAGTAGATATAACAAATTCATTATATCCAGCCTCACCAATTTGAGCCAAAATCCCGCCCTTTTGATGTTCAACTAAACCACCGCCAGCAAATTTTTGCATGGTCCCAGACGTAGCATCATACATACCACCTGAGGCTTGACCGATATTATTTTCTTTCCAAGTTTTACCATTCGCCTCTACAGTATTCATCCACGCAAGAGGATCAAGATAATTGGCAGCATTTTCTACTGAACCCGTCTGGGCAATCAGATCAACAATATCAAGACCTACATAGCCATTTTGCGAATTTCTCTTGAAAAAGGCGTTAATCTTATCAATCTGCACTTTAAGTTTTGAAGTATCAGCATCAATAACAATAGTTTTTCCATTAGGCAAAGTATAAACAGCATAGCCAAGTTCATTAATTTTAGTGACATAATCTTGGGCAGCTACAGTTCCGGGCTTAATATTATGACTCAACATATCATCTAAAAGATCTTGAGCAGTCTTGAAAGTTTTTCTATTTCCCTCAATAATTTTGCCATTATTATCAATCAAAGTATTAGTCATATTGCCGTTTTTATCTTTAATAAATTCAGCAGTCATGCCATACTGGCTGACCATTTTACCATTATGCTCTGTCCATCTAGTCCCTTCTTTATCAACAAAAATTTCTGCTGTATCGCTGGTTTTTCTGATATCAGAAAGCTTTGCTTGATTGAAAAGATATGTAGCGCCTTCCATTTGTACTAATTCATTTTTATATGAAGCAGCTTCTTTTTGATCTGTATCATTAAAATATGCAAATGTTTGAAGTCGATCAACTTGTCTTTGAGTCATAGCTTTTTTATACAATTCTGTGCCCTGATTTACATAATTTCCAGTGGCAATTTGATTTTTGATTATATTAATTTTATCTTGTTCAGCCTCATTTTTTGCTCCAGCTCCAGCATTTTTATATTTTTTATTCAACTCATCTTTTTTATCTTTGGCATCTTTAGCAGCTTTATCCGCATCTGCAGCAGAAGAGTCGGTAGGAATGTTACTATCTGAAGCAGCATTATCACCGCCATTTCCACCGCCGCCACCACCACCTCCGCCTCCGCCAGTAGCAGCTTGAAGCATTGCTATTGTTTCAGGAGTAGCAAATCCTTGCATCCAAGCAGTAGCAGCATCTTCACCACTCTTACGATACTTTTCTAAAGCATCATCATTAGCTTTTTGGAAAACCTCTGCCATTCTAGCAACAGCATCCTTGGAATACTCAGGCCATTTTCCACCGTTAGTCTGAACTAGGGCATTAATCTGGTCAAGCATCGTTTGGAATTCTCCAACTGTTGCCGGGCTATATGAAGTAATCAACGATAATGCATCATCAAATGATGCCTTTCTAATATCATATGCTTCACTAGCAGCTTGCTTTTCATCAGAAATTTTTTCTTTTAGATCATCTCTATTAATACCAACTAACTCTTTACCTCTTTGAATTTCAAGATCAGTTAAACTTTTATTGAAGTCAATAGTTCCCTGCTGCTGTTGAATATCCAGCATACGAGCATCATCATATCTTCCCTCATAAATTGCCTTGAGTCTTTCATTTTTATAATTGGTTTTATCGACTTCACGTTGAGCAAGTAACTCTTTCTTTTTAGCAATATACTGCTCAGTTTGATAGGCTCTTTCTTCATTTTTAATTTGCTTATCAATAGCTTTACTTTTATCATCAAAAGCTTTTTGCTCAGCCTTATTGGCATCTTCAACTGCTTTAGATGCCTGTTTAACAATAGTAGCTTTCTCTTTATCAAGTTCACTATAAACAGAAGTAACCCACTCTTTAACCCAACTTTTACCAGATCCACCAGCACCACTAGCAATATTGTCGCCAAGTACTTCTCCTAATTGCTGGCCAGCTTTTTCTGCAGCAGGCTTGGATTTATCTACAGGACCTCCAGAGCCAAATGCTCCACCAAGACCAGATCTAAATGTTTTATCTAAACTATCAACTATTCCCGGATCTTTTGCAAAATCTTTGATAGCATTAGCTGTATTATTTAAAGTTTTAGAAGTACCTTTGAAAAATCCTCCAAGAAGGGGGATATCAGAAAGCGCCGAAGCACCATTGGCAAGTATTTGAAAAGCCTGAGAAACCATCCAAGCTATATTAGATACAACAGCTTGTGCTCCAATAACAACTGGTCTTACAGCTTCATAAAAATATGCAGCGAATGCTAATATAGCACCTGCGAAATCACGGTTAATTAAGTTTTTAAAAATTAAAATACCATCTCTTATGGCGTAAATAAATCTTTCAAAAACTGGTTTCATAAAATTAATAAATTTAGCAAATTCTTGTGCAAACATTCCAATAATACTTGCAACTCCACCAATCATTCTTCCAACTACAGAGAAAGCCGAACCTGTTCCACTGGCAGCACCTTTCACTCCCCCAAGTCCCGTCATAATTTTACCGAACATAGAGAAAACACTTGCGAAAGCATTCTTTACTTCATTAAACCCATTCTTCAATGCATCAATTCCGGGTTGCATAGAAGGTCTAATTTCTTTCCAATGATCCTTCAAAACTTTCACTGCAAGAGCAACGACAGCGATAGTAGCACCAATAGCCAACATAACTGGAATACCAATACCAGTAGACGCTATAGCTCCATCAGTAGCTGCTGCTGCAGTAGTAGCAGATTCTGCTTCAATATCCATAGCAGCAGCAACTTCAAGTTCTCCAGCAGCCTCTCCTTGAGAAACTCCAGCAGATCTTAATTTAGACTGATATAAAACATTATATGCTTTATTTTCCGCTTTAAGAGAGGCAATCTTTGCATCTTCAGCAGCAGTCGATTCAGCCGAAACAATCGAGCCCTTAGTTGGTATATCTTCACCTTCAGCATGATATGTTCTTTTAAAATGAGCCCCTTTTACTGGATTATATGTTAAGTTATTTTTTACACTATAGCCAGCCATTTCAGCAGATTGTTTACTTATAGCAGCAGTTTGTTCAGAAAATAATATTATATTTTCTTTTATTAATGTATTTTCTTCTTCTAAAGCAATGATTTGCTCTTGCTTAGATTTAACATCAGAGCTTGCAGCAACATTTGCCTCTTCAATTATTTTTATACTTTGCGTTTGAGATAGATTTGCTTGCTCCTGAGCAGTTGCTAATCTTTCAGTAGCGACAGTTTGTTTTTGAGTAGCTTCTAATTTTATTTTATCAACAGGACTTAACTTTTCTGCATCTTTCATTCCTAAATTTTTAGGTAAAATAAAAGATGCACCTTTGGCAAGAAAACCAAAGGCCATTTTCACCTGACCAAGTGCGTAGGTTATTGGACCAATAGCAGCAAGAAGAGCGCCAAAAGAAACAACAGCAATCTTTACACCTCTTGGAAGAGTATTAAAAATTTTCAAGAATGAAGCTATTTTTTCTGCTACTATAGTCATAGCGGGAGCTATCATATCTCCTAAATCTCTAGAGATTTGAGAAAATTGAGCACGCATAATTTTAAGACCCGTACCCGGATCTTTTCTAATTTCCGCAGCAGCTTTATTGAAACGATCAACACTATTAACTGAATAACCACTAACCTGTCCAGAAGCAAGCATTGCTTTGGCCCAACCAGACTGAACTGATTCCGCTTCTTTAGTAGTAACAACACCATCAGCAGTAATCTGATTTAGCTCTTTAACACCCTGAGACATATCTTTCAACATGGCCAAAATTCTTGGTCCCTGTCTAGGAGCAAGTTCAGACATAAGCTTAGTTTGAGATTCAGCATTTAAATTAGTAAATTGTAAAGCAGAAGCTGCAAGTCGTTTGTTACCATCTTCAGCTTTACCGCTCATATCAAAAAAATTAATACCAAGATCTTTAATAACAGAATTAATTTTTTTAGTAGGATCATCAAGCTTCATCAAAACAAGCTTAAGTGAGTTAGCTCCTTCAGATGCATCAATACCTTGAGTACTCATAGCAGAAAGAGCTGCGGCAGTACCTGCTGCATCAAAGCCCATTGTCTTCATCAAAGCGGAGATTTGAGGAAGTGATTGAGCTAGATCTTTCATACTCAAAGTAGTATCATCAACAATAGCACTCAATTGGGCCATAATTCTACTAGTAGCATCAATGCTTCCGCCACCAAAAGTTGCCATAATTTGTCTATATAGAGTCAAAGAAGATTGAGCATCCATTTGAGTGACCATAGAAAACTTAGCAACTTCTGTAGCTAATTTATTAATATCACTTCCATGCATACCCAAGGCAGCAGTTTCAGCCATCAAACCAGCGGCGGCATTCGTAGAAAGACCAAAAGAGTTACTTAATTGATCAATTTGATCTTTAAACTTAGCATAATCACCAGTATATTGTGTAACTCTCTTAAGCTGAATCATTTGACTATTGAAAGACTCAAAAGCACTTACGCTTGCTTTGCCAATTCCACTCAGAGTAGCCGTCAAGGCAAGAGATAGTGACCTACCAGCATTTGACATAGTACGGCCGTCTTGCATCCATTTATCTGATGCCTTAGACATAGTATCTTTAAGATTATTTACAGCATTTCCCAGAGATGCCATACTGCTAGTAGCACTAGAGTCAATATTAGCTTTAATAGGAGGAGAATTATTGAGAGCTTTAGCAGAATCACCTATTTTTTGATATGTTGCAGCAACATTATCGCCACCACTCTGGGTAAATTCTGTATGTACACCAATTCTTACATTGTCATCAGATGCACTCATATAACTCACTCACTAGTAAAGATCTAAAGTTCCTATTCAATTATAGAATAACCAAGATTTATAGGCAAGGAAGCGGCCTGTTCTTCGCCAAAAATAGGCTCTACTTCACCACCGACTTGTGGATCAACTTGCCAAGCCTTTAGATGATGCTTATCACCAGATGAACTATCTCCATCATCACTAACATCAGCACCCATAGCGGCAGCCATTGTTTTCAATAATCTATTATTTTTTTCAATAGTAGTTTCGTAAAGTTGAACTAATTCATCCAAAGATATACTTTCTTCCATATGAAGAAAACTAACCCATGCTCCACACTCGCAAAAAACTTCTGATTCCAAGTCAATCAGGGGGATATCATCAAAAGTCAGATCAGAATCTGACTCCCCTCCTATACGTTTGGGTCAGTACCCATTCCAGCTGCAACAAGTTGATTAAATGACTTAATATCAATCAGATCCTCAAGTGTTTCATGATCAGCAGCAAGTTCGGGCTCAATCTTTTCAAGAATAATAGCGGCAGCCTGAACCATAAGATCGACTGATTTCTCATCATCTGTTGACTCATTCATATCTTTCATGACAATATTGAGGCTCCTAAGTTGACGAAGAGATACAGGATAAATAGTTCTTGTCTTATCTGCAAAAGCAATCTCCACTCCGGGGCGGATATTGTTAAGTTTAGCCATATTAAAGTGCTCCTATAGTAGAATCATATTATAACACAAAAGGGCGAGCTTTCGCTCGCCCTTCAGTATTATTAAGTTTTATTAAGTTAATCAGACAAGTGAGTCAGTGATCGTACCATATTCCTTGCCAGTTTGTGACTGGTTTGGAAGGATACGGAAATCTACAGGGAACGAAACAGCCTCAGAGCGCTTCAACTTATGAGCACTTGATGAGAATTGAACTGCACGCCAGCACTCATAAGTACGTGAGTACGTCTTAGTTGCAGTTGAATTAGGTGCAGTACCAACTACACGAATGTAGTTTTCAGCGGGGTAAACTGACTGAATACCGATAGCAAGAGTCTTGCTGACACCAGCAGTAGTGCTAATAGCGTTGGAAGAAATATAGTTCCATGATCGTGAAAGATTCTCAAGAGTAGCCTCTGCAAGACTCGTCTTAAGAGTAACCTTGATCTTTTCAGTAATAATGCGAGCAGCATCACCGAACTGATCAATTTCAATCTCAACCATCGTGGGTTCCCAAGCGATTTCGACACCATTCATCGTACCGCCAAGATCAACGGCGGTGCTGAAATCAGAAGAAGTTCCATAGGTATTAGGACCTAAAGAGATCTTTCCTTCGCCAGTAATAATATTAGAAAACGTAACTGCCATTTTAAATGACACCTCCTTATTTAGATATAAATAAAAAACAAATTTTTAGAGCTTATATTCAAGCTTTGCTCTAGGTAAATATTATCCTTTACCCTCTTATAAAGCAACTATAGGGGAATATATCCAACATCAAAAACACGGCTAATACAGGTCAATCCCTCACGCTCTAAAGCCGGGGACATCGAGCCACTATTAAGCTTAGACCAACAAAGGCGATAATTAGAAATAGGGTTAGTAATCAATGTTTTGATATATAACACATTATCTCCAATATTTAAAAATTCTTCTATTTTATAGGCAATATTTTTCGCTCTTGAAAGATCATTATCATAAATATAATAAGTTAAAATAGAATCTTTTAGCCAATATTCCTCCGCACTTCGTGTAGAAGGAGAGTCAATCCAAGTGATAAATGGTGCCTGATAATCCCTATAAGCATTCATAGGATATAAATCAACATCAGCAAATCCTTGAAGAGCTAGATAAGTTTTCAATGCAGGGTTAATATCTAAAGAAATCATGTAAATTTAACTACCCTTCGTGCTTCTGCTATAGCTTGTTTAATAGCTCCATCAATTTGAGGCTTCATGGCAATCTGACCGGGATGATGAACAGTATATCTAAATACTCCTTCTGCTATCGGCATTGGAGAACCACCATCAATCCAATGGGCATGAGTTCCATAATAAGTCCAGACAGCAATATAATCATTTGAATAAATATTAATTACAGCACCATTAATTGATCTTTCGACTATAATTGAAAAATGTTTAGCTTTTTTACCTAAAACTTGAGATAAATTAGTTTTAATTAAACCTTCTAGAATATATGAAAATTGAGTGGATTTATTTCTTACTTTTTCTTTATATAGCTTGACATATTTTTCTACTTCGCCAAGTTTATCTAAGCCTTCTACATTAAATTTTGCAGAATATGCTAAGTCACCCATTATTCGATCACACTCTTCGCTCTAACACCTAAATACTGAACTTTTCCAGTATAAGACATTTCTTTATCAATTTGAATAACCTGAAACCAATCAGATTCAATAACTTCATCCCCGAAAATAGTTGTGATATTTTTAATTCGAAGTCCATAATCAATAGGAGCATCATAATTGAAGTAAAGTTGGATGAAGTTAGCCTCTGTCTGAGCTGGGGAAATACGAATATTGGTAGAAGATCTACCCGGACTATAATAACATTTAATGCCCTGATGCGCTAAATTCCAATAAGCAACTTTCTGACCCATATCATTTGTAAGATATAGTTCAGAATAAATATCGGCTTTGTTATTAAATCTTACAAGACCTCTATTAAGCATAGTCCATTATCCAGTAAACATAATCCATCAAGAGAGTATCTACGTCAATGTTTCCAGTAGTATTAAAGAAACTTTTATCAATCATAAATTTATTATTGCCCTGATCTGAGCGGGTAATACCATATCGATAATGCTCTCTTCTTGTATCATCGAGGAAATCAATCATCAAAAGCTCTGCTGCCTGCTCAACCTCCCAAGGGACACTCATCCATCCCCAGTCACCAGTTACAGTTACCAAAGTATACTTAGGAAATCTATCCCTGTAGACATCATCACGACGACTATCAAAATATGGATAAGAAGTATTTAACTTAATAAAATATTTTGTTTTTAAATCAATCGTGCAACGATCAGTGAAATCAGATTGATCAATAAAAACGCTAGAAAATGAATTCAAACGACTTCCAAGACTAAGCATCTCTCTGCCATTTCCATCATACGTTCGAGTTTTATTTTTAATGAACTGAAAGTTCTGTCCACAATAAGTATCAACAATTCTTCGAGCCATTTTTTCAACATTTGCGAAACGAGAATTATATTCAGGGATATCTAATTCAGGATAATTGGAAAAGAAAGTATCATATTTTACATATGTATCTTCAATCTGAAACTCTGAATACGCATAGAAAGCTGTACCAGAAAAAGTGCAAGACCACTTAATACGATACTTACCAAAAGCCCCCATTGTCTCATCATTAAGAGAGACAGAGTAAGTATTGTCGGAAACTAAAGTAGGGGTTAAAGGACCCGCTACAGTATCTCCAAAATCGTAGTAGACAGTAGCCGAAGCAGTCCCAGAATCAGGGGGGCTAGGAAAGGTGAATTTCTCTACTACAGAAGAATAAGGAGTATAAGTGTTCATATAAAAAGTATATCATTACATACTTTTTTTAACCAAGTTGATAAAAGTCTTCAACCATCTTTTTTGTAGCAGAAACAAACTTGCTGCTATATTCAGTTAAAAGATAATTTGCTTCATGAGGATCAACTAATTGAAATGGCTCTTCTTTAGTGAATTCAACCGTAGGAGAGTAGTAGGCTTCACCAAGAACCATTTTAATCATAACTTTCTCTTGATTAATGTTGGCGATAGGGTCATCTGAGGTGTCATGAGTGGCCTCTAGAATCGTTTCTCCGGCCTTCGTTTTACGTTCAGTAGTCCTTTTGACTGCCTGCTTTTTTACACTCGTAGATTTAGTTTCTTCACTCATTATTTCTCCTATAAAATACTAAAGCCGGGGATTGCTCCCCGGCCAAAGTATATCACAAAATGAGAATCAAAATGCTCATGAACGAACTTTTACGTTCCTTACATGTACATAGGCAGCGGCATTTTCGATCTGATTGGCAACTCGGATAAACTGAGTGTATTCAATCGTGTCCTTCTTAGGCTTGAACTCACGGTAAACCGTGATGTCACGCTGGATACCGATAATACGGTTCTGCGGGAACGTAAGTTCAACGATACCATGATTGCCTGAAGCAGCAGTATAAGTGCCAGTCTCAGTCTCAGGGTAAAGAGGAACCTCAAGAAGCGGAATACCGAACGGACGAATGCCACCAACATAGTTAGCATCACCACCGCCACCAGCGCCACCCATACCCTGATTGACGATAGCATCGCCCATCGAAGTACCGGCTGAAGCGCCATTACCAGAGCCAACGAGGTTACCGTTATTAGCGGTAGCATCGAGCGAAAGGCTCCAGATGTAATCCTGCAACAGCGAGCTAGACGTTGAGAACGCAAGCTGTGAACGACGCTGAAGGTACTTGTTCGGCAGGGCACGAAGGGCCTTGTCGAACACTGAACGGGTAAGGTTGCCACCGGCTGCGTCAACAACAACGCCACTGGTACGAGCAAGAACCTTGAAACCATTCAGAGCCTTGAGAAGAAGATCTGCCGATGAAGTATCACCGTTAATGTACAGATCCTCAAGATCGTTAGCGGTCTGGCGAGCCATAAGCGAAGCTACATGGTCCTCCAGCGAATCACCTTCGATGTTGTCCTCAAGACCTTCAGTCGTAAGTTCCCAGTCAAGACGAAGCTTAACAGTCGTCATGGAAACCTTCGAGAAGGTAGGATCGGCATTAGATGTCGTGTCCGTACCTTCAGTAGCCTTACGCATGATGCGCTGGCCGATATCAACCTTGTCGATTTCGATGGTCGGGGCGTTCATACGAACGATACGAGCCGTCTTCATCAGGACTGATTGATCAAACAGGTAATCAATAAATCGATTGGCCTGTCGGGGCTTCAGAATACCGCCTGCACCGGCGCCAATCTGAGTTGTGTTAATAACCTTTTCTAAAAGATCTCTACTGCTCATCATTCACCTCCAAATTATGAATTATAACCTAAGACCTTAGCGATCTCAGCGGGGACAAAAATTCCGCCCCAAAAGCTTTCCGAATCAGCACTCTTTTCAAGAGCCTCTTCTTCTGCAACACCATCGACCTCTATGTCAGCCGACTTCTTTTCTGCGCCTGAGTTGGCGACCTTCTCGAGATCGCTTGAAAGCTCTTCAGCGGAATCCTTAACCTCAGAAACGGACTTTTCGATGGCATCGATCTTCCCGTCAACTTCAGCAGTGATATCAGCCTTGACCTTCTCAAGCTTCTCATCAAGAAGAGCGCTCAGACCTTCGAGTACCTTCTCAAAATCCATTTCATTTTCTCCTTCATTAATGGACTTGCCCATCATTGTGGGCTGCCCCTGATTTACTACCATGTCACTTCCATTGCCGGAGGCAACTTCTTCGAGGGCATCCTCACCCTGACCTGCGCCATTATGAGGACCACCATCTCCCTCTTCAACTGTAGAGGGAGTAGCGTTGATCATAGGCTGACTGGAAACATTTGCAATTGAATTATCAGCAGGGCTTGCATTAACTGCTGCAGCAACCTGCGGATCTCTAATTACATCACCAAAATCAGCGCCACCAACATTTACAACAACATGAGGTGCTTGCGACATATTTCCATCGGAAACAATTCGAAGCATATGATTCATATTGTTAACATCAACAACCTGTCCCTTTTCAACAGTTTCCTTACCAAAAAGGAAATTGCCGAACTTTGACAGGATAGTTTGCTTTTGAGTATCAGTTAAATCTTCATGAGACATATCATTGATATTATCATAATTATTATTTGTTTGCAAATTCTTTGCAAAATTTGCATTTGAGTTTTTCGAAACCATATCCATCCCTTCATTTGAATCGGGCATTTCGTAAATATCATCAGATACTTTTAATTGCCATGCCCACTTTTGATGCTGATCAATTCGCTCAGCAATAAAATTGCAGACACCTTGCTGATTGGCAGCATTAGCAATTTGAAAAACATTATTCAAGCTATCGATAACAGCATCATTATCTTCAGCAAGATCAGCAGCAAGAATTTCGGGATCAACATCCATTACCGGATCATCGTCAATAGTAGCCATAGCTAAAAATTCACTAATTCCCCTTGGAGCAGTTCCACCCATCTTAAGAATATTTTCAGCAAGAGGATCAATGCTTTCGTAAACATCAGTATAAATAGCTTCAAAAAGAGCATGATACTGAGCAAAATCGCTACCACGGACATTCCAATGATAGCCATGAGCGTGAGTGTACATGACAGCAACATCACCAACAGCCTTACGAAGTGCATCAATCACCTGAGCCTGAGCGTAATCAGGAGAAGGCATAATCTTAATAAGATCGCCAGCATCAAATGCAGTCTTCAAGACAGCAGGAAGAGGGCGATCAGGACCATTAACACGCTTCCAAGCAGAACGAATCTTTGCCTTTACACTAGCAAGATCAGCAGAAGGAATCTGAACCTTATTGCCTCTAAAACCGGCAGAAGTAAGAGCAGTTGTTGCTCTAGAAACCTGAGCAACAGTTTCCTTCGTAGTAGGAGAATCCCAAAGACGAAGCTTCCAAGTAGAAGGAGTATTAGGATCTGGAACATAAGCAAAAGCTGCAGCAGGATACTGCTCCCCACCTTCCATCTTCATAGGAGCATCCTTCTTCATCTTCTTCCTTTGCGGAGGAAGACCCTGTTGAGGCTGAAGTAGACCACCACCAGCAAGAGCGGCAGTATCAACTGCTTTGCAGTAAGAGCAATCCATTCCTTCCATCAAAGTACCAGTAGAATCGCAATGACCACAATCTTGATTATCGGAAATAGCTCCAGCACCTTCGCAATATGGGCAAGTCATATCTTTCATGACACTGCCAGAATCACCGCAAATTTTGCACATATAATCTGACTTATTCATATTAATATCTTTCTTATTCAAATCACCAATCTTAGAAACAGTGGACATCTTGTGTCCAACATATGTTTCAGTTGCAGCCCAACCTTTAGCATTTTTATGCCAAACTTGAATAAGTAATGCAGGATCTTCTTTAGTTCCAGTAATATTGAAACTAGAATTAGGAACCTCAATACTCCCATTTGCTGCAATTCTAACAACCTTGCCTCTGGCTTCTCCACCAGAAGAATTCCAAGAAACAAAATCACCGCGCTGAACTGCCGACTTATAAGTTTCCGATATCATTTCATCAGGACCATCGATATTCATACCGTGAACATCTGTCCCGACACCTTTTTCCATATTTTTCATACGATTAACAATAGCATCAGCCCAAGACTTACCGGGATCTCCACCCCACAAAGCCCAAGCAATTCTTCCAGCAGAAGGATAACCTTCACCCTGAGAAAAACCTTTACCCTGCTTATCAACCTCATGACGAGCAAAAAAACTGTGCATTCTGCGAACAGTTGAGAGACTCAACTGTCTTTTGCCCATGATATCCCTAGCTCTAGCAACACCAACTGAGGTGCCACCGCGATTAAATTCTTTTCTCCAATCAAGGCCGCGCTTTGCTTCTGCAGCCATAGCGTCAGTAGGAGTAGTGTTAATATCAGAAAGAGCCTTCTGAAAAGAATCATTCAGAGTTTCAATAAATTTATTTATTAAAATATCATCATAATCTTCAGATTTTCCGATAATAACCATTTCATCAAAACAAGTTGGGCAGACACTATCTGCGCCAACTGAAACATAGCCATCATCTTCACAGTAAAAAACATCTTGCATTTGATCAGCAACATACTCAAGCTGACCATTAACACTCTTGATCATAGCGAACATCCCTGCAGGATTGCAGGGATTGTCAACAACACTAAGTTCGCCAAGTGTATATTCTTGGATTTCACGAACCTTACGTCCATGACGCTCCATAAATACATTATCAGCCTTAGAGACGCTTCCACCAATAGAAAAACCACGGAGCGTACCATCTAAGATCTTCTGCCAAGTAGACTCAGCACCCTTAGAAATATAAACAGAAACTTCAATACCTTGATACATCTGACCATCGTAAGAAACTGGGACAGTTTTCCAATCAACCAGTTTTCCTACAGCAATAGGGGAATGCATCTCACGAATATTTCCCACCCAACTAGAAAAAGCCTCAACTGAGGCATCAAAATTTACAACATCATCTACAAGATCCGGGTTATCAGCAGTAGCAATACCAGTGACAACTCTTTGTTCTTTATTGATCTTTTGAAATGGGAATGTAAAATTCAGGTCTGATGAGTGCATCTAAGCCTCCAATCATATAATCGTACACCAACTATTTCATAAAGTCAATTTATGCAAAAATTAGATACCTACATCTTCAAGAGTAAATGTAGCTAAACGTCCATCTCCAGAAACTGGCTGACCAAAGTGGTACACATTACCAGTTCCACCGTTACGTTTTATAGATATTTTACGAGTTACAGTAGAGGCATTAATGGTTTCATAATATACAAAACTATATGCAGTTGCTACCGTTGTTCCAGAGTTTAAAATATCAATAGCCTGTAAAACAGTGCCTCCAGAATCTCTTAAAGCTACTTGAATTACCGCGGAAGCTGTATCACCGTATACATGGCCAACTACTGTCCATTTATATTTACGTCCACTAGTCACTGCTTGACTGTTAAATAATAAAGCTGTATCTACGAAAGTTGTTGTAGCAGCAGAAGATCCTGCATTTGAAGTAGTTTGGGCAACAAAGCCGCGTGCATAAGTAGCCCATATCGGAGTACCTGTTCCAGCAGATTGTAAAACTTGTCCACTAGTACCCGCAGCTGTATAGGCATGTGCAGTACCAGTTCCGTAACCTACACCGCCTGAGGTTGCAGTGGCTGTAGAGTTAGTTCCACCATTGGCGATAGGTAAAGGAGTAGTAAGCCAAGTGGTGTCGTAGTTAGTTCCGCTATTTTTTACAAGAAACTGTCCTGTTGTTCCACCAGTCACAACTCCAGCACCCTGCGGACCAGTTGGGCCTTGAGGACCTTGAGAGCCCTGCGAGCCAGTTGATCCCTGAGTTCCTTGTGGACCAGTTAGGCCTTGAGGGCCTTGTGGTCCTTGAGATCCTTGAGCGCCAGTCGCTCCCTGAGGACCGGAGTTCCCCTGAGCACCAATCGCAACCTCTGTCCAAACTCCACCAACATATTGCTTTACAACTGTCATATCAAAACCTCAATTACGTAGATCATGCGCTCAAATCTCCAACTGCAACCCAAGTATCAGTGCCACGCTTAATAAGCGTAACTGCAGACCACTGCGCCCTAGTTTTTAACCCCGGAGTTCCATTTATAGTTACGCCTGATATCGGGGTGATAGTTACTTGACCAGCACCAGATTGCAATATATTAATCTGTGTTCCTATGACATAAGCAACGCTACTATTCAATGGGACATTTAAAGTGAATGATGTTGCATAATTACATTCAATTAATTTTTGTTCATCACTAAGGATAAGTGTGTAGCTTGATCCCGTTTGAGCATTAGTAGATAATCTTCCCGGAGCGAAAAGAGTTCCTGTAGAACTAGTATCTGCCCATAGAACTGTTGTATCTACGGGAGCTGTCGCTGAGGTGATAATACCTTGAGCACCAGTTGGACCTTGAGGCCCTTGAGGACCCTGTGGTCCTTGAGGTCCTTGATAACCTTGAGGGCCTTGGGGACCTTGAGGTCCTTGATTACCTTGTGGACCCTGAGGGCCTTGCGGACCTTGACTGCCTTGAACGCCTTGAGGGCCTTGAGGGCCAAGGTCACCTGATCTAGCAGCACCAATAAGAACTGTCTCTCCGCTACTTGGATAAGAACCGGAAAGAGCGACTACATCAAAAGCAGTCCAAGTAGAACTTGTAGAAGATCCAGTGACTTGAAAGGTACAATAAGTAGATGAAGATGAATCTTGACCTATCATTGTTATAATATTTTTTATAAAATTAGTAGAGTCATCCCAAGTAGCCATATAATCTGTAATATCATTTGAATTATTGGCAGTATGACTAATATAAAATTTAGTTATAGATGAAAATAAATTAACGCCACTGGATTTATTGAATCTTAAATATCCAGCTCCGGGATCAGCATTGGAAGTAGAAGTACTGAAATAAAAAGGAAATCCTGTACTCTTTGCTGCACCCTGAGCACCCTGAGCGCCTTGAGGACCTTGTGGGCCTTGATATCCCTGAGCACCTTGCAGACCTTGAGGTCCTTGATAGCCTTGCGGACCTTGTGGGCCTTGAATTGTAGACTGCGCACCTTGTGGACCTTGAGCACCCTGTGGGCCTTGAGGTCCTTGCGTACCTTGAGTACCAGTGTCTCCAATAACAGCAAAATCCCAGCCAGAATAAGAACCAGATCCAGAAGTTTGATCTACAGTTATCTGAGCACTATAATTTGGATATCCAGAAGAAGAGAAGTTAGTCAATAACCCCTTCATCCAAATAGATGAAGTATTGGATAGTATCACACGCTGTCCCGCAACATAATTAAGAGGGCCAGTAGAAGATGTCACTGTAACAGTTTTAGCTCCAGTAGAAATAGTTAAAGAACCAGAGACTGATCCACCATAACCAGACCCAGTAGATCCTTGAGGACCTTGTACTCCTTGAGGACCTTGACTGCCTTGGACACCTTGAGGGCCTTGACTTCCTTGAACGCCTTGAGGACCTTGCGGGCCTTGACTGCCTTGTGGGCCAGTCGGTCCTTGAGTTCCTTGAGGTCCTTGAATAGTAGACTGAGCACCTTGCGGACCTTGTGGTCCTTGATAGCCTTGCGGACCTTGAGGGCCTTGATTGCCCTGTGAGCCTTGAGCACCCTGCGGACCTTGTGGGCCTTGAGAACCTTGCGGGCCTTGAACAGAGGATTGAGCGCCCTGAGGACCTTGAGGGCCTTGAGGGCCTTGAGGGCCCTGAGAACCTTGAACACCGCTGGGAACAGTAAAGTTGAAAATAGCAGCAGTCGAAGTTCCGCTATTTGTCAAAACAGCAGAAGAGCCGGGAGATCCGGTAGTAGTAGTTCCAATAGTAACAGTCGCAGAGCCCAATCCAATAGGACCCTGAGGACCTTGAGGACCAATAATACCAGTAGAAGCCTCTGCAGCAATAGCTGAAGGACTAACAGTAATTCCCTGTAAGCCACGATTAACAGTAACATTAGGGCCAGCAGCAGTAGGAGTAACACTAACTGTAGTATCAATACCACTTACAGTGATTTCGTTAGTGGTTTGATTAATTTCAGTCATTAGTAGGTGATCTCCTGCCTAACCTCAAATAATCCACGAATAATTTTAATTACATCACCTGAAGCACCCACGCCGGGAGAAGTGCCAAGAGTTACTTCTAAATCATAATCATAAATACCGGCAGGGGTTGCTGCCATATTAGTTGCAGGAATTTTGATATCAATAATTCCTGAAGCTGGAGTAAGTACAAGAGCAGTAGTAATAGACCCAGTGATTCCGGATGTTCCTAGCCATAAGACAGCAGCATCTCTGTACGCTGCTTTCATAGAAGTTGCGGGATAAGACTTGCGAATCTTCATCTGAGCAGTGGCACCAGTGCCAAGATTAATTGCCGTCCCCGCGGAATTCTTATAGACAATTTGGCGGATAAAAGTAGTCCCCTGATCTGCCACAATATTATAAATACCTACATCAGAAACATCATTAACAATAGTAGTCATTTTTCCTCCAACTTAACCATTTTAGATCAAATAGACTTAAAACTCAAGAAATAATGATATTCCTAAAATCTCTTCAAGTTTGGATCAATCGTAGATGCAGCAATGATTGGATCAATCGGCCACCCCGACGACGCGAGATCAGCAAAGACCGTCTCAGGGGTGAAAACCAGATTATCAAAAGAGACTGTTGTTATCTCAATATTTGGGTCACTAGCAGCAAGGGCCAAGCCGACTTCATATTCGGAGATTTGTTTCTCTGGGAATGGAGTTCCAAATGACTTTTCCCACGAAAGAATCATTTCTTGAGTGTTTCTTCTGGTGACAATCATTTTGCATGGTGGCATTGATTCTGTTGTTAGGAGATTTGCAACAGTCGCTTTTGTTACCCCATTTTCAGGGACAAGAGGTAACCATTCAGAGAATGGACGGAGGGGAAAGTTTGGAGGGTAATAGCCATTGGGGTTGGGATCATGTGTTTCGTCAACCTCTTTGCTTCTGATTATTTGCTCTGCCTCAAGGCTGTAATAGCCCACAAGGGTGTCTGATGCAGTTAAGCAGGCGTGCATGAGGCTGCTTGTTCCTGTTCGATACATTCCAGCTATTATGTAAATCATTTAATAATCACCGAAGTAGCCCATCCTGTTCCAAAGTTAGATCCAGTCGTTGTTCTGGTTCCCGTAGCATTTTGGTTTGCTAGAGATATGTAGCCGGAGCGATGACGCTCATTGCTAAATGATGTAGCAAAGTTTGGATCAAAGAAATCGGCGTGCAACTCTGGATAGGGCGTACCAGAAGCAGCGGTGTAGAAACCACCGATCCACAAACTTCCATTGCCCGTTGGGGTTATTGTTGGCACGTTTATGGTACTTGCAGCAGTTGCTGTTGCTGTTTGAATACTGTCGTAAGCCGTGGCATTTGCGACAGAGTAAATGATTGCACTTGTATAAGTCGTGGTTGTAAATGAGAAGGTATAAGTTGACCCTTCTGATGCGGCGGTTCTTGTGTAGACATGATATTTCCTATTGCCATTACTTAGTGAAGCCCTATTAGTCCATCCGCTTGGCGGAGTAATAGTGCCGGTTCCGTTGGTTGCAAAGAACATGACCATGATGTCACCATCTACAGTTCCTGAAGGTTTATTGATTGTTATACTGGTTCCACCAGTAACGCGAGAATCTGCATATGATCTGACATAAGCGCCGGGAGAAACATCAACCGCAGTTGAAGCAGTTCCATTACCAGCGCCATTGACTCCTCGTAACTGCAAAGAGTAAACCTGTCGATTAGTTAGTCCAGTAATCCCAAAGCGAGCGTCAAGCCAACTGTAGCCATAACTTGAATACATAGCAGGCGTAATAGATGTCCATGCTCCACTGTCAAGTTTGTATTGATACTCCACCAAATCACCGCCATTAGTTGATCCGGCTGTAAATGATGGCAAAACAATACCTGATGTGAAATGAGCGTGCTTGACGGATGTGGGCGCATCAGGAACGGTAGCGACAGTGTTGTTAATTGCCATTGCAGCAACCAATCCCGATTCAGCAGAACTCAAGGTTCCTGTTTTCGTGTAACTGGCTGCACCGCTAGCCACTTGGAAACCTGCATAGACATTTCGAGCGCCCGTTTCTCGGTGCATTTCTGTCATCCCGCTTGGAGCCGTAAGCGTGGTTGTGGCGCTATTTCCATCCGACATGAAATAAAGGATCGCATCAGCATTACCTGCGGCGGCAACAGCAGTTGATGTTGCAGATGTTGTTAAAACGAAAACCGCTGTAGAGGAAGCGTCGTGTTTGTAGGCACTTCTCAATACAAAAACACCAGCGGTCCAAGAATCAGCGTAAGAAAGACCCGATGGGGAGGTATAAGTGGATTCCGATGCCGAGGCCACTCTGGTACACAGGCGCATGATGGTAGTGGTTGATCCTTCGCCTATGGCACTGCCGTTAACTTGCTGCCGAACCCATCCATCAGGTACAGCCGTGGGATAGTTGCCCGACTTGTAATCAATCGTGTAACGCTCAAATAGAACTAAATAATCTCCCGCCAAAATGGGATTAGAAAAAGATGCCTGAGTAATACTCCAAGGTGAATCCGAAGTACCCGTAGTAACTGACTTACTTGCAAAAGTAATACCAGAAGCAACTTCAAGGAAACCCGAAGCCACGATGCCTAAAATGCTAGGCACTTAAATCACCTACAAGGATATAATTATTTGTGGAAGTGCAAATAAGTGTTGCAGCAGAATACTGTGCTCTAAACTTCTTTCCCGGCGTTGCGTTTGTTGTTGCCGTTCCGGCCACAGTTACTTGACCTGATCCTGTTTGGACCATATCGATTCTCTGACCAGCAGAAAGACCGATGCCGGTGTTTACATTGAGAGTCATTGCAGTAGAGCTATTATTGAGAAGAAGAATCTTTCCGTTATCCCCGGAAACTACAGCGTAAGCATTAGCCGTGATTGTAGGAGTAGAAACTGTTTGAGCAGTTGTCCAATCTCCAGCAGCACCCTGTGGTCCCTGCGGACCTTGAGAGCCTTGAGAGCCAGTCGTGCCTTGCGGGCCTTGAGAGCCTTGCGAGCCAGCAGCACCTTGCGAACCAGTTGGGCCTTGAGGACCTTGCGTGCCTTGAGAGCCAGTTGGGCCTTGTGGGCCTTGAGAACCTTGCGAACCAGTTGGGCCTTGAGGACCTTGCGTGCCTTGAGAGCCAGTTGGGCCTTGTGGGCCTTGAGAACCTTGCGAACCAGTCGGGCCTTGAGGACCTTGCGTGCCTTGAGAGCCAGTTGGGCCTTGAGAACCTTGAGGGCCAATCGGGCCTTGAGGACCTTGCGTGCCTTGAGAACCAGTTGGGCCTTGTGGGCCTTGAGAACCTTGCGAACCAGTCGGGCCTTGAGAGCCTTGCGAGCCAGCAGCACCTTGCGAACCAGTTGGGCCTTGAGGACCTTGCG